TCACGCCGCCACCATCCAGGCCGGGGTGATGTCACGGAGCGCAGTGCCGGCGAGCTCGGTCAGCAGTCCCCATGCGGCGGGCCGGTCGAGCTGGGCCGGCGAGTAGGCGGCGACGATACCGTCGACGGTTCGGACAGCCTTGAGCGGCAGGTCGGCATCGTCGGGGAGGGCAGGCGTGAGCGCGGCCGGCTCCGGGGCGCTCTTGGGCATGGCGAAGTTAGGTGCCATGATGGCGGTGCTCCAGTTCTGCGCCCTGGTTGTCGAGACCGGGTTGGGCGCGGTTGGTGTTCGAGGGCTCGGTGTTAGCGCACCGGGCCCTTCTTGATGCCCGCCTGGATGCGGGCGCGTGCGGCACTATTCGTCGGCTGGCTTGTCCTTGGCCTTGCCCCGGGTACCGGCCTCAATCTGCTGAACTCGGGCAACGGAGATTCCGAGGGTCTTCGCGATAGTCCGATAGCTGACCTGCTGATTGCGCAGATCAACGACTGCCGCCTGCCTGATTTCCCGCAGGCGCGAGTGCTGCAGGGGCCACTGGGCGAGGAGTGCTCCCGCCCGGCGCGCTCGCTCGGTCGGGTCCTCCACGGCTTCGAGGGAGTCGACCGTCTCAACCACGCGCTTCACCTCCTCTTCCTCGTGTGCTTCTTCGGTCACGGCTGCTCCCTTCGTTCAGGGGAGCGCGTTCCGATAGACACCGTACAGCGATCGCTGTACGGTGTCTATCGTCCGCTGTACGGCGGACGCGAACGGACCCCCGTGCGCTCAACAACAGAACGGCCCCGGTCGGGCTCTGACACACCGACCGGGGCCAGCCCACCCTCCAGCCAGCAAGCAAGAGAGGGCAGACCATGCCCGATCGTATCCAGCAGGACCCTGACCGGGGCAGCATCCCGGCCGGACCCAGCCCCCTCCCGGCGCGCGCCCCCGGCGCGCTCTACCCGGGCAACTCCACGTGCCGCCGCCCGGCTGCGACCACCCGCCGCCCCCAGCTCTCCCGGCCGACGCGGCCGTTCGGAGCGCCGGACCTCGGCATCGACATCATCGCGTCCAACCCCACGGACGGAGATGACCAGTGAGCGACTGGGACAACGAGCGGTGGCTGCCGAAGCTCCCAGGCCAGCGCAAGGGCCCGCCGCCCCCACCGCCCGCGCCCGAGCCCACAGAGGACCGGGCCTGGTGCCGCGGCTGCCACTTCGACTTCCCGTTCAGCGAGCTGCGCGAATGCGCCGAGCGCCTGCTGTGCGGCGACTGCGCCGAAGCGGACGACCAGAAGGCCGACCATCGGCTCACCCAGCAGCTGGCGTACGCCGCCTGACGCTCCCCCTCAGACCGGCCGGGGCGGCCATCCCCTCACCGCCCCGGCCTCCACCGGTGTGCCCGCACGCCCCCACCACGCCCTCGGAAGGCTCATCTCGTGAAGCGCATCGTCTGGTGGCTGGCCATGGCCATCATCGCGCCCGCCGCCGCAGGCATCACCGCCTGGTCCCTGTACTACGTCGCCATGTTCTTCGGCGTGCCCCAGTGGCTGGCCGTGACCACCGCCCTGGTCTACGACGGCGTCGCCCTGGGCTGCCTCTACCTTGCGAGCGAGGCGGTCAGGGCCGCGCTGTCCGCGGCCGGCCCGCTGGCCGCGACTTTCGTCATGGCCGGGATCTCCGTCTACCTCAACGTGTTCCACGCCCAGCTGATCCACGGCGGCACGCCCGCCGCGCTTTTCTTCGCGACCCCGACGTTCGGCCTCCTGGTCCTGTCGCACCTCGCCTGGTCCGGCACCCGCAACCGGGCGAGGGCCGCCCGCGGCGACACCCCGCTTCGGTTGCCGGCCTACGGCGTGCTGACCTGGCTCCTCGCTCACGAGCACGCCGGGAAGGCGCTGAAGAAGAGCGCCGAGGAGCGTGTCACCGGCGCGTCATCCATGGCTCCCGCCGTTGCACCGCGCCGCACCGCCCGCGAGGTACTGGTCGAGAAGTTCGCCTCCCTTGACCCAGTCGACGCCGTCCAGCTGCTGGCTGGCGCGAACCCGCACCTGGATCCCGCAGAGCTGGCCGAGCTCGCGCAGCAGTATGGCAAGCAGATGACCGCAACGGATGTGGCGCTCATCCTCGGCGGGGAGCGCATCACCGTGCAGCGCGTCGCCGTGCCTGCCCCGCGGCCGGCACCGGCCGCAGCGGTACAGCCCTCCGTTGTGCCGCCCGCGCCGCAGCTCCCGCCTCCGCCTGCGGCGACACCGCCCATGCCTCTCGCGCCACCCGCCCCGGTACCCGCCGCACCCGCGCCGCAGGGCGCAGCGGCAGGCCAGGGCCTCGCCAAGGCCGAGCTGGTGCGCCAGACCGCCGCGCTGCTCGGCCACGGGGCGACGGCGCGCATCATCGCTGAGGCCGTCATGGCACAGCACGGCATCGCCGCCGACGCCTCGTACGTCCGCACGGTGCAGGCCCGTGACCGCAAGGCCGCGGCGAAGCAGGCCACGAAGGAGCCCCTGCCGGTGCAGGACCCGCTGATCGGCAAGGGCCGGAACGGCTACCTGTGATGCGGATCGTCGAGGTGCTCTGCCAGCTGCTCTACCCGGTCTCCGCCGCCGGTGCGGCGTATGCGCTGCGCCACGTGCCACGCGCCCGCCGCCCGTACTCGCCCTGATCCGACCCTCCTCCCCGAAGGCGCACCGCCGTGACCGACCTGCTGCCCGCTGTCCCTGACGCCCAACCGATCGAGCCGTCAGCCGTCATCCCCGGACCACCCGCCGTCCCGCACAAGTCCATCGCCGAGCCGGTCCTGCTGGTCTCGGCTCGGACCGTCGACGACCTGACCCAGGTCCCCGATCTGACCGTCGCCCCAGAACCGGAGTGGGAGCAGCGCGACAGGAACCGGCGCGTTCGCGAGCGCAGCTGGCCGCGGTGGGCGCTGACTGATGACGAGCCTCCGCCCGAGCCCCGGCCGCAGGGGCCGAAGCCCGAGCCCGCAGCGCACGACAAGACCCGGCGCGCCCGTCGGCAGCGCCGCATCCGAGTCGCACGCGTCGCTGAGAGCACGCCCGAGGCGCCCGCCTGCCCCGAGGAAATCGCAGAGCCGCCAGTGGAGGAGCCTTCCGAGCCCCAAGGTCGAGAGCGCCGGTTCAGCCTGTACCCCCGGCGCCGCCGGCTCAGCGCACCCGACCACCGGACCAGGCGGCAACGACGGAGCGACCGCCTCAAGAACCTGGCCACCCTGAGCCTCGGGGCCGGCATCGGCTGGCAGTGCTACCTCGGGCCGGCCTACACGGGGATCATCCACACCATCGGGCAGGCCAGTCCCAAGTGGGCTGTCGGTTTCGGCCTGGTGATGGTTTTCGGGGGCCTGGTCATCGACGACAACCTCCGCCAGGGCGTGAGCGTCGGAGACGCCACCGTCCTCGGCCTCGCCTACATCACCGTGGCCCGGGTCCCTCTGGGCACTGCCCTCCTCGCCCTGGCTCTCTATGCCCCCGGCACCCTCTGAGGACCTCAGCATGCAGACCGGACAGATCTTCGGAGTCATCGGCTCCGGGCTCGCCGCCCTGATCGCCACCACGGTGCTGATCCTCGGGTGCCGAGGCAAGGGCAACATCAGGTTCCATCAGGAAGGAGCCGCGATCACCGGCTACGTCGCCGGGTACTTCTACTCCATCGCGGCGACGTTCTGGAGCGGCGCTGCCGCCATCACCGGCGGCGTCACGGCTGCTCTCACCGGCCCGGGCGGCGCGTTCGGCAACGGCGGCATGGGCGGCGTCGCCCTGCTCCTCGCCGTCATCGCGTACGGCGCCAAGCTCAAGCCCGGTCTGGCCGCAGTCCTCGGCGTCGCAGCGTTCACCGTCTTCCAGCAGGCCGGCGGGATCTGGGCGACACCGGCGGTCATCGTGGCCAGCATCTCCGGGAACCTGATGGGGGTGCACTGATGGCCTTCCTCGACAAGGTTGAGGGCCTCATCGACAAGGCCGAGCAGCAGCAGGGCAGCAGCGGGCGTGCCTTCGACCGGCCCGACCTCAAGCCGTATGTGCACCCGCGCGGCCTGCTCAGTGCGGTCGCGTCCGGCTCCGCCGCCCTCGCACGCCGCCTCTCCCGCAAGGAGGTCATCGCCAAGGCCGTCCGCCTCGCGCGGTCCGCGGGGATCGCCACCGTGCCCGGGGTGTGCTGCGCTCTGGCGCTGGGTGCCGGCGGCTGGCTGGTGCTGCACCGGTACATGTGGGCCATCGGGGGCGCTCTGGCGGCCGGGTGGGTGGTGCTCGCGCTGATGCACAGCCGACCGACGCCGGCCCGCGCCGAGGCGGAGCCGGCCACGGAGGAAGCCCCCGCCGAGGCTGTCCCGTCGGACCCCCACGCAGCGTTCCTCCAGCACCTCCGCCAGGCCATCGGGGACCGCCCCGGAATCCACCTCCGCGAGCTCGTCACCCGGCCCCCGCTGGAGCGCTGCACGATCGCCGACATCCGGGCCCTCTGCGAGTCCCACAGGATCCCCATCCGGGCCTCCCAGAAGGTGGGCGGAGATGTGTCAGTCGGCATCCGCCTGACTGACCTGCAGGCGCTCTCCCCCGAGGAGCCCCAGGAGACCCGTCGCGCCGGGTAGTTCTGATTCTGACCTGCGAAAACCACCTCCCGACTACCTTCCAACTACCTCACTGAGCTACCCGCCCGGCAACGCCCGTCGCCCCGACTTCCCGGCGCGGGGCGCATCACCACGAGAGGATGATCCGCATGACCAGGCTCACCGTTCCCACCACGACCGTCCAGCCGATGCGGCTGTCGCAGCTGCGGTCCGCACCGGCGCCGGCTGTCCAGGAGCCGGCCGCCACCCGGGCGCTGCTCGCCCATGTCCGCACCACCCTGATGCCCGCCCCGCGAGGAGGAGGTTCGGCGATGGCCGAAGAGATCGTGCGTGTCCGTGTCCTGCTGGTGGTCGGTGACCAGGCGGAGATCGTTGCCGACGTGGAGGACCCGGCCGCGCCCGAGCGGTATCCGGCGGCGGTGATCGCCGAGGCGGTCGGCGTCTCAGTGGCCGATCTGCCGGGTCGGCGGCTGCTGGCCGAGGTCGGCCGGGACGACCGGCTCTCCGGGTGGCGGCTGGCGTGACGTCAGGAGCCCGGACCCGTAGGTGGGTTCGGGCTCTTTCATCCACATTAAGTGTTGCCTTTGCACTGCACCACTGCTAAGCTGGAGACACAGAGGACAAGGGGCCGCGAACCCCGACTCCTCACAACCCACTCCAGAAAGGCGGAGACCATGTCCGACGAGAACGAGCGCTTCCTCCACGACCTGATGATCCACATCGCGGTCGTCTTCGAGGCCCTGCGCACCGCCTGCGCCCACCTCCCGGTGCCCATCGCCCTCGCGGACGACCTCGACACCGACGTCACGGCCACCCTCATGGCCGTCACCCGGGTCATCGAGATCTCCGACGAGCAGCCGATGCCGGAGCTCCGCCAGGCGCAGCTCTGCACCGGCGCCCTCCACTGGATCGCCGCCGTCGACCTCGCGGCCCTCGGCGCGCACATGGAGGGTGACATCCGGCTCCTCGCCTCGCGGATCAACCTCCACCACGCGGAGACCGCGCTCCTCGACCTCGCGTTCTGGCTCGCCGAGACCGAGTAGCACCCAACGAGGCCCCGGCACCCAGCCGGGGCCTCCCCCATCCCCCAGAAACACAACAGACCGGCGGGGCCGAGCCGAAGCTCTCACCCAAGGGGTGTCGCGAAACCCCGCCGGTCACAACCCGCCCAGAAGGGCAGGAACACCATGGTAGAACAACCGGCCGAGGGCGAGACCGTCGAAGAGATCGCCGCCCGCTACGACGTCCACCGAACCACCGTGCAGAAGAACTGGACCCGCCACCCCGACTGGCCCCAGCCCACAGGCAAACGCGGCCGCTGGCTCGTCTACGACCCCGCCGCCGTCGACACCTGGCACGACACCCGCAACACCAGACCACCCGCCGGGCTGCTCCCCGGTCGGCAGTACACCGCCATCGAGATCGAGGCCGCCACCGGCTTCACCTCCGCGAACATCCGTGCCGCCCTGTCCAAGGGCACCTGGCCACCCCCGGAGGGCAAAAGCAGCCGCGCCAACACCTGGTCCGGCGCTACCGTCGAAACCGCCATTGCAGCTCGCCGCAGCTATCGCAAGGCCGACCCGAGCGACTGAGCGACCGTGCATATCGACAGGCCAGAGGAACAAGCGTGTCCAAACCCAAGAAGCTGTGCATCTTCTGCGGCCAGGCCAGCCCCATATCCCAGGAGCACCTCTGGTCAGAATGGATAGCCGGCCACACGACCGCCCGATCACCGCTGCGAACTACCCAGGAGCACGGGTTCACACATCGAGCCCCGGGCACGGTCACGGTCGACCCGGCGACCACCCGCCACAGCAAGCAGCCACTGCTCAACCTGCGTGTTCGAGAGGTCTGCAGGTCCTGCAACACGGGGTGGATGAGCCGCCTCGACGCGCACGTGAAGCCGATCATCCTGGGCATGATGCGCAGCGAGCCTTGCCTTCTTGATCCTCTTCAAGCAACCGACCTTGCGACCTGGACGGTGATGAAGAGCTTCGTCAACGAGTTCGCCGGCCGACCGGGCGACGACCCGACGCCGCGTCCCGCATCCACTCCGGAGATGCGGCGCTATGTCATGGAACATCAGACGCCACCCCCGCTCAGCCTCGTATGGGCCGGGCACGGCCATCACACGGGCGACCTTCACCTGCACATCGCTGCGGCCAGGCTGCACATCGTGACGTCCGCGGAAGCGACGGAAGAGATCTCTGGCACGATGACGAGCTTCACTGTCGAGCACCTGACACTCCTTGCATGGACAGTTGACCGCCGGGAGCCAACCCCACCGGTCCTGCCGCACGCCACATGGCCGATGCTCTGGCCCGCACCCGCCGCAGTCCGCTGGCCTTCTGTGACCCGGCTCACGGACAGAGAGATTGCCGCACCGGTCGCGCAACACAACCGCCGGTACCCAGTGCTTCCATTCCACCTGATCAGTCAGCGTGATAACCCGGCGCGCGAGAGATCAGCCGACGGGTTGGCTTCCCCGTGACCCGAACGAAGGCAGTCAGCTGACCTGACGGGATGCCACACCTGTGGTATTCCCGCGATATCAAGTAGAACCGCGCCACCGTCAGCCGCTACCTTCGGAGTTGTCCAGGTGCGCAGGCCGGGGTTACTTCCTCTTGTAAAGGCGTGACCCGGGTTCGAATCCCGGCCGCCGGTTCGTCCGGCGGTAGCTCAGCGGCCCAGAGCGCGTACGTTGCCTCAGCCGACCTCGATCTCTGGACTCACAACTTCATGCGTTGCACCTCCCGGTGCGCAGGGCCACGGCTACTTCTTTGGAAAAGTTCACGCCGCAGTCCGCTTCTGATCTCGGGAGGCCACAGCATCGGGGCGCCCGGTGCGCAGGCAGCGGATACTTCATGGGAAACTGACGGTCACGGGTTCGAATCCCGTCCGGCCAGCAACGTCTGGCCGGTAGCTCAGCCTGGTAGAGCATCAGTACGAAACACCGCCGCCGACTCCGATCTCGGGCGTCCCACTGCTGAGCCTCCCCTCCTTCGCGAGGGGTTTTCCTTTGTCCCGCTTCAATACCCGCACCGCCCGCGCATCCGGCACCTCGCCCGTGACCACCACCGGGCAGACCACCCGCACCCACGAGGGCGCGACCGGACACCTCCGCGACGACAAGTCGGAGCTCTTCCTCCTCGCCGTGTCCCACAAGGTCACGACCGACACCTTCTACGAGAACGCCAGCGACCGCGACGACCGGTACCAGCGGCTCGTCCGCAAGCTCGCCGCCGAGGACCCGGCATGGACCTCCGCCTTCCTCAGCTGGCTGCGCACCGCGGGAAACATGCGGACCGCCGCCCTCGTCGGCGCCGCCGAGTTCACCGCCGAGCGCCGCCTGCGCAAGCTCGACGGCTACTCCCGCCAGGTCATCGCCTCCGTGCTCCAGCGCCCTGACGAGCCCGGCGAGTTCCTCGCCTACTGGACCAGCCACTACGGCCGCAACATCCCGCAGCCCGTCAAGCGCGGCATCGAGGACGCCCTCGGCCGTCTCTACACCGAGCGCGCCCTGCTGAAGTACGACACCGACAGCAAGGGCTACCGGTTCGGCGACGTCATCGAGCTGACCCATCCCTCGCCCTCCGCCGTCTGGCAGGGCGACCTGTTCAAGCACGCCATCGACCGGCGGCACGGCCGCGGCGACGACATCCCCGAGTCCCTGCAGGTCCTCCAGACCCGCGCGTTCCTGATGACCATGCCCGTCGGCGAGCGCCGCTCGTTCCTCGCCCTGCCCAACGCGCCCACGGTGCTGAAGGACGCGGGCATGACCTGGGAAGCCGTGGCCGGCTGGCTGCAGGGCCCGATGGACGCAGTCGCGTGGGAGGCCGTCATCCCGTCAATGGGCCTGATGGCTCTCGTCCGCAACCTCCGCAACTTCGACCAGGCCGGGGTCTCCGACGAGGTCGCCGAGCAGGTCGCCTCCCGGATCGCGGACCCGGCAGAGGTCGCCCGGTCCCGCATGTTCCCGTTCCGCTTCTGGGCCGGGTACAAGCACGTCCCGTCGCTGCGCTGGGGCCACGCCCTAGAGAAGGCCCTCACCGCGTCCCTGGCCAACGTGCCCGCTCTGCCCGGCCGCACCCTGATCCTCGTCGACCGGTCCCCGTCGATGTTCCCCGGCTACGGCTACTCCACGCCGAACCAGTCGGAGATCCCCCTCGCCGAGCAGGCCGCCGTGTTCGGGTCCGCCCTCGCGCTGCGCGCCGCCGCCCCGACGCTGGTCGAGTTCGGCGGCAAGAGCCGCGAGATCACGGTGCCGAAGGGCGGCAGCGTGCTGCGCCTCGTTGAGGCTTTCGGCCAGGACGGCGGCACGGACATCCCGAAGGCCGTGAAGCAGCACTACGCGGGCCACGACCGGGTTGTCATCGTCACCGACGAGCAGACCCGGCCCGGCTACCTGCCGTCCAACATGCTCTCGTACGGCGGGATGCGCGAGACTGCGATCGACGACCTGATCCCCAAGCACGTCCCGGTCTACATGTGGAACATGGCGGGCTACAAGCCGGGCGCCATGCCGTCCGGCATCGCGAACCGGCACACCCTGGGCGGGCTCAGCGACGTCGCGTTCGCCCTGATCCCGCTGCTCGACGCCGGCCGCAACGCGACCTGGCCGTGGGTGTCTGGTCGGTGATCTGCTGACCAACCCTGGGGCGCCTCTGGAATCGCCTCCAGAGGCGCCTCATTCTTGGCTCCTATCGCCAGGGGCGGTGCCACCTCCACACCTGCCACCAGGGGACAGTTGGCGTGGCGACGACTTCCGCACCTCGCGAATCGAGGTACTGCCTCGCCGAATCCAGATAGGCGCTCAGCGCCGTGTTGCTCGCAGCGCTTGACGCTTCGAAAGCTGCGCGGTGCAGAGCAGGGTCGATGCCCGGCGTGATCCTCCGGAGAGAGTTCCGCCACTCTGTGCACTGGCGGCTCGCGTCGACGACCTTCAGGAGCGCAGTCCGTGCTCGCTCGCTCTCGTTCCCCGGTAGGGCAAGTCTCACCGCTGCCCAGGCCTCCATGCCCTCCATCAACAGCTCATCGGTCCTGGGGTTTTCGATGCTTCGCAGGCCTGCCGCCCTCTCCTCGGGACGCAGTGCCGCGACTACCGCGAGAGCGACACCTTCTCGCATCACCTGTTTGCTCAGGCGATCGAGAACCCCGGCATAGGTCACCAGTGCTGCCTGGCGTCGAGCCCACATCGCGTCGTCGCGGGCGCTCGCCACCTGCATTCGCATTGCCTCGACTTGACCGCGAGCCTGTGTGGCTGCGCCGGAGCGCGCTGCGTAGCCGCCGACAACCGCGCCGCCCAGACCGATGATCGCGCCAACTATCTGTGGATCCACCCGCGCAGTGTGGCACGCGTCGAGTCCGAGCGCAGTTTCCAGCCCCGAGGATCCCTCGTGCTCCCATGGGGCTGCCTACTTGGGCCGGGTACCCCTCCACCCGGCACCGCATCACCGTGCCCACCGGAGGAACTCATGGCCGACCTCTGCTTCAACGTGGCCCTCGGCCGCCTCGCCTACTATGCATCCCTTCCCGCCGCGAACGACGCCCTCATCGCCATCCCGTATGCCGCCTCCGGCCTCCCCTCGGACGCGACCCTGCGGGACTGCGCAACCGTCGCTGCGATCGCATCCGCAGGCGCCACCGAGCAGACCACCCTCGGCCGCAAGACCCTCAGCAGTGTCACCGTCACCGTCAACAACACGAACGACCGCGTTGAGCTCGACGCCGCTGACCTCTCCTGGACCGCCACGGCCGGAGCCGCAATCGCCGCGGTGGTCATCTGCTATGACCCCGACAGCACCGGCGGCGTCGACGCCGACCTCGTCCCCCTCACGAAGCACGACGTCACGATGACGCCCGACGGCACCAACCTCTCACTGACGATCTCGGACTTCTGCCGCATCACCTCCGCCGCCTGACCGCCCTCCAGACCGAAGGGGGTGGCTGATGGCGACCCGGTTCTGGCTGACCAACGCGGCAGCCCCCTACACACCCGCGACACGGCGCGGCGCCTGGGACGTCGCCAGCGGCGAGGACGTGCAGCTGCTCGGCCGCAAGCCGCAGGGCTCGGCCGGCACGTCGTCCATCAACGTCGGCTCGACGTCCGCCGACCGGGACGTCCTTCTCCACCGCTCGATCAGCGCCGGCGCGGTCAAGGCGGGCACGATCTCCGGCACGGTCGAGTGGACAATCGGCGTCAAGGAATCCAATGTCGACCTCAACGGCTTCTGGCACCTGCACGTCTACGTCACCAGCGGCGACACGGACACCCCGCGCGGCACCCTGCTGACTGACTACATCGGCAGCACGGAGTTCACGACCACCGCGACCGGCATTGACCCGGGCGCCCAGACCGTCACCCCGGTCGCGATCCAGGTCGGCGACCGGATCGTCGTAGAGATCGGATACAGGGCGAACGCCCTCGCAACGACGTACAACGCGACCGTCAACTACGGCAACACGGGTGGCACGGACCTTGCGGCCAGCGACACAGCGGTCACCACCGAGCCGGGCTGGGTGGAGTTCAGCGGCACCGACGGACTGTTCACCGCCGGATTCGGCACCCTCACCGACGCGTTCACCTCCTCGATCGATTCCAAGTGGACGAAGAGCGCTGGCGTCACGGCGACCGGCGGCCGTGCCCGGATCCCGACCACGACCACACTGGAGTCGCTGTACACCGCGACGGCGTACGAGATTCAGGGCACCAGCGCCGCCTTCCAGGTCCCGTCGGTCCCCGTGGCTGGGGGCGGCTCTGGGGTCAGCGTCGCCGCGTACTTGTCGGCCGGGCCGACGGTGTCCACGACCAACTTGGAGATCGTCTACTCGCCGAACACGGGCAACTTGCAGTTCCGCAACAACGTCGGCGGATCCGACGCCTCCCCCACCAACATCACCTACGACTCCACCGCACACGCCTGGTGGCGCTTCCACGAAGCCGCCGGGTCCATCACCATGGACACCAGCCCCGACGGCGTCACCTGGACCACTAGGCGCACCATCAGCACCCTCACCCAATGGATGCGCGTCGGCAACCAAATCCTCTACTTCGAATCCGTCCGGACGTCCGGCACCAACGACTTCGCCGAGATCGACAGCGTCAACGTCGTCGCTAACACCACCATCGCGCTCAGCGCCGCGGGCAGCACCGAGACTGCTCAGCACCTGGCAGCCGCCAAGCAGCGCACCGCCGGGATCGCCGCTGGCATCGAGACGGCGCAGCGCCTCACCGGGGTGAAGCAGCGCACCGCCACCCTGGCCGCCGCCGTGGAGACCGCTCGGCACGTCGCCGGAACCAAGACTGCGGTCCTCGGCATCGCATACGCCACCGCCGCCACCCAGCACCCGGCCGCCGCCAAGACCCGGCAGCTCAACCCCGCCCAGGAACAAGCCTCCGCCGCCGGGCTCGTCGCCACCAAGACACGCGCCCTCTCCCCCGCCACAGCAACCGCGCAAGCCCAGCACCCCGCCGGCGCCAAACAGGCCCAGCTCGGCGCCGCCCGGCAGACCGCCACCAGCCAGACCCTCCTCACAGCCAAGACCCGATCGCTGGGCCGCGCCGCCGAGACGGAGAGCGCCCGCGTCCTGGCCGCTCCCGTCCCCGGCCTCACCCACGGCCTCGCCCTCACCGACCGCCCCGCAACCGCCTGGACCGCCAGCGCCGCCACCGCCGCCTGGGCCTGCACCGGAAGGACCGCCGCCGTGGACAGCCTCTCCACCGAATACCTCGAAGTGGGCGTCACCTGGAGCCGTGGCGACCCCTCCACCTCCGCCGTGCAGATGGCCGTCGTGCCGCTCGGCCACGACCCGGCCGACACCGACTGGCACACCGCGCAGTGGGACACCGATACGGCTGGACTCACAGTCGCCAAGCTTCTCGTTGGCCCCGACGGCGGGGCGCTGGCACCCACGCCCGGCCGCTACCGGGCGTGGGTGTCGATCGACGCCCCACCCGAGCACCCGGTGCTGTCCACTCCGCCATACGACATCAGCTGAGGAGCCAGGATGGCCAGGAAGCAGCACACCGGATTCGTCAGTCGCGCGCAGTGGCGGCTCTTCTGGGCCTCCAAGAAGCTCCGACGATATGCGCACGACAAGGCCGTCGCGACTCCCGGCGGCCCCGTTGTCCGGTACCGGCGGCTCCCGGGCCGCAAGGGCGTCCGCCGCCGCTGACGTTCGCAGCCTCCCGCTCCCCCCAGGCGATCATCTGCCCTGATCCGAGGGGAGCCCCGCCATGCCCATCAGCCGCGCCAAGACAGCCGACATCCGCGACCGCCGTACCCGCCTCATCCGCATGAGGATCGCCGGCATCCCGTTCAAGGAGATCGCCGACGACCCGGCGTTCGACTACAAGGGAAGCGTCGGCAACGCGAAGAAGGACTTCACGCGCGCCATGCGCGAGACCGCCGCCGAGGAGAAGGAAGCCGCCGACACCTACCGGCAGCTGATGCTGGAGCGCCTCGACCACTATCTCGCCGCGCTCTCCGACCGGATCGATGCCGGTGAGCCGCGGGCCATCGAGGTCGCCCTGCAGGTCGAGACGCAGCGCGCGAAGGTCACGGGCGCCTACGAGCCCGAGCGCATCGAGGCGACCGTCACGACGGTCAGCCCGGTGGACGTGGAGCTCCGTGAGATGGTCAACGAGGCGAAGGCGCGGGTCGCCGCCGAGGAAGCCGCACTGCGAGGTGGGGCGTGAGCACGAGCCGGTACTTCTTCGACTCCCTGGTGCCGTCCTGGCTGGGGGCCGATCCGGGCTACCGGGCCGCGCTGGGCCAGCACCTGCTGGGCCTGATGGCGCTGCAGGAGTACGAGCCGGTGTCCGAGCCCGCCGTGAGCGTCGCGCCGTGCGACATCGACCCACCGCCCGGGACGGTGCTGCTGCGAGTCGAGGTCCTGGTGGAGGAGTTCGACCTCGACATGGGCGATGAGGAGCCCGTGGGGCAGTGGCTGGCCGAGCAGACCGATGAGCGCACCGTGCACTGCGTTCCGCTCGACGACGCCGTGTCCCACGACCTGACCGACGACTGCCCGTGCGGGCCCCGATCCAGGCCCGAGGAGTGCCGAGACGGGAGCACGGGCTGGGTCGTCATCCACCATTCCCTCGACGGCCGCGAGTTGACCGAGCCCGACCACGGCGCGTCCCCGGAGTAGCCGTGATCGACGCCCTCACCCGGCCGCTCGACACCTACCTGGCCGGTCTCGACGGCGACACCTTCGACCTCGCCAGGTACCTCGCCGAGCGGGTGCCCGACGTCCGCATGCTGGCGACCGCAGAGGGGCGCCGCACCCTGACGCGCCTCGACCCGCTGCTGTTCGGCCTCGTCTACCTGCGCCACCACCTGCGGGACAACGAGGGCAACGTCAGCTTCGGTGACGCACACCTCGACTGGTGCCGCGCCGCACGCGCATGGGTGCGCCCGCCGCGCACCCCGGCGGAGCAGCGGGACGCCTACGTCGCGCCGCGCAACACCGGCAAGTCGACGATGTGGTTCCTGATCCTGCCGATGTGGGCGGCCGCGCACGGCTTCATCCGCTTCATCGCCGCGTTCTCCGCCTCCGCTGCGCAGGCCGAGACGCACCTGTCCACGTTCAAGCAGGAACTCGCCACCAACGAGCGGATCCAGGAGGACTACCCGGACCTGTGCGCCCCCGCGAAGCGCCCCTCCGGCGCGTCCGTCGCGGACACGCAGCGCATGTACGTGGCCGCGTCCGGGTTCGCGTTCGCGGCGCGCGGCATGGACTCCAGCTCGCTCGGCATGAAGGTCGGCGCGCACCGGCCGGACCTGCTGCTCCTCGACGACGTGGAGCCGGACGAGTCCTCGTACTCCGCGGACCAGGCCGGCAAGCGCCTGACCACGTTGAAGGACGCGATCCTCCCTCTCAACATCTACGCGCGCGTGGTGTTGGTGGGGACCGTCACCATGCCCGGCTCGATCGTTCACCAGCTGGTCAAGCACGCCCGCGGTGTGGAGACAGCCGACTGGATTCGCGACGAGAGTTTCCGGGCGCACTACTCGGCGCCGATCATCCGTGGCGACGACGGCACCGAGCGGTCGATGTGGCCGGCGAAGTGGCCGCTGGGCTACCTCAAGAGCATCGAGCACACCCGGTCGTTCGCGAAGAACATGGCGAACGACCCGATGGGCATGGACGGCGACTACTGGTCGGCGGAGGACTTCCGGTACGGGGAGGACCCGCCCACGCACACGGTCCTCAGCATCGACCCCGCGACCACCGCGAAGAGCACCTCCGACTTCACCGGCCTCGGAGTCGTCTCGTGGAGCGCCAAGGCACAGCGCTGCACCGTCCGCGCCGCGATCCCCGTGAAGATCCCGCCCGGTGAGAAGCTGCGTGCCAGGGTCCTCGACGTTCTGGACGAGTTCCCGGAGATCGGGCTGATCATCATCGAGACGAACCAGGGCGGGGACACCTGGCTGGCGATCCTCCACGACATGCCGGTCAGGGTGAAGACCGTGACCCAGGACATCCCCAGAGAGGTCCGAGCCGCCAACGTCCTCGTCCACTACCAGCGCGGCCGAGTCCAACACGCCGGGCCACTGCGCGACCTGGAGGAGCAGATGGTCGCGTTCCCGAAGGCCCCCAATGACGACCTCGTGGACTGCGTCGGATCCGCGATCGACCGGTTCATGCCGACCCGCGCGAAGAAGGCCGGCCCGAAGGCGGCAAGCCGCGGCTACGCCTGATCGCGCGTTGCAGCCGCGTGAGGCGGCGTCCGTACCGTGATCGCGAATCCGGGGCCGGGCGATCAAGGAGGATGCGGTGACCGCGAGTACAGACCTGTGGGCGGGCATCACCGAACTCAACTACACCCGGCCCGAGTACGACACGGCGCATGCCTACTACACCGGCCGCGTCAGCGAGGTCTTCAGCTCCGCCCGGGTGCGCCGCGCCCTGGAGCGGACCCACATGGGCCACCACCTGAACTACTGCAAGATCCCCGTCAACGCGGTCACCGACCGCCTCGAACTCGCAGCGGTCACCAGCACCGACCCGCTGGCCGCCAAAGTCCTCGACGCCCTCTGGGAGTTCAACAGCCTCGACCTGGAGGCCCCTAACGTCCACCGCCGCGCCGGGGAACTCGGCGACGCCTACATCATCGCCGTGCCCATCGAGGACGAGAGCGGCAAGGTCACCGGCGTCGAGATGCACTACAACTCGCCGATGACGGTGCGGGTCTTCTACTCGGAGGAGAACCCCCGCGAGAAGGCGTTCGCGGTCAAGCGCTGGTGCGAGCGGTCCAGCCTCGGCGAGGTCGTCCGCGCCGAGGTGTACTACGACGACCGGACGCAGCGCTGGACCACCGGCCCCGGGTCGAGCGGCCACAACGAGGCTGACTGGATGCACTGGCTCGCCGACCCCGTGGCCCCGGCCGAGGGGCAGGAACCGCCGCCAGCCGACGACGCCTCGTGGGAGATCCCGAACAAGTCCGGCGAGATCCCGGTGTTCCACTTCAGGAGCGACCAGCCCTACGGCATCCCCGAGCACGAGGGCGCGTACGGCTGCCAGGACGCCATCAACAAGCTGATCATCACGCACCTCTCGACCGTCGACTACCAGGCCTTCCCTCAGCGCTACGGCCTCACCGAAGCGATGACCACCGACACCGGCGACCTGGACGCCTCCGACTTCGACGACGACGACTTCCCCGCCGACCCGGCGTCCGGCCCCACCGACTCCGGCGACGACTCCGACCTTAAGTCCGGGCCCGGCGAGATGTGGCTGCTCCGCGGCTACAAGGAGGTCGGCCAGTTCCAGGCCGCCAACCCCGGCGTCTTCTTCGACCCCGCCGCGTTCTACACCCGGGCGATGGCGACCCTCACCGACACCCCGCTGCGCCGCTTCGACACCACCGGGGGCGGCACTCACAACCCCTCCGGTGAGTCCCTGCGCCGCGACGAGGCACCGTTCGTGAAGAAGATCCGCAACAGGCAGCTGTCGTACGGCGCGACATGGAAGGACCTCTTCGGGTACTGCCTGCGCCTGTTCGGGATCACCGCGCCCGTGGATGTCCGCTGGGCAGCTGCCGCATCCGTCGACGACGAGGCCGGCTGGACCACCGCCGGTCTCAAGAGCAAGCTCGGAGTGCCTCAGCGGCAGCTGCTCCTGGAGGCGGGCTACACCGAGGAGCAGGTCACCGCATGGCTGGAGACCCCCACCGATGATGCCGCCGAGCTGAGCCGCCACCTCATGGACATCAGCGTCTTCTCCGAGATCGCCCAGCGCATCGGCACCGCCATCAGCCTCGGCGCCCTCGACGCGGCACAGGCCCAGGATCTCCTCAACCCGCTGATGGTCGCCCTCCTCGGGCAGCCCGAGACGGCCGCCGCGGCATGAGCGTCACCGCGGCGCAGCTCGCGGCGCTGGCGCAGGGCGCCCACTCTGACGAAGCGGCGGCGTTCGAGTCACGCATCGCGGACGAGGCGGCGGGCCGCGCCGATGAGCGCATGGCCGAGGCGCTCGCCTCTGCGGCCGCCCTGTGGGTGACGACGTTCGGGGACCTCGACGCCCGCGGCTCGGGCAGTGCCCTGGCCGATCTCCTGCGCGCGGTCGCCGAGCGGGTGCAGCGAGCGCTCTCGGGCCTGGGGCGCCGCTCGCGCCGCATCCTGGCCGCGGCGATCCCCGAGGCATTGGCCCTCGGCGTCCGCCAGGCACAGGACTTCGCCCGCCGCGCCTCCGGCCACCGCGTCCACGCCGCCACCGGCAGCGGCGCAGGCCCACTGGAGCGGACCCTGGACGCGGCCCGCGGCCTGCCGCGCATGGTCCGCGAGCAGCTCGACCGGGCCCTGCGTCTCCTCACCCCGGAGGTCGTCGACGGCCGCACGTTCGCCGCTGTCGCCGCTGGCATGGGCGCCGCACGGTCCGCGATCTCCCGCGTCCGCGGCACCGTCGCCTGGGCCGTCCACGACGCCCTGAACACCGGCATCGGGTACGTCGCCCGCGCGCTGCGCCTTCGCCGTGTCTGGGTCGCCGAGTTCAACGCCTGCGTCCGGTGCCAGGCCTACGCCGGAGAGAGCGTCACCCTGCGCGGCACATTCAAGGGCGGCCAGTCCTGGGACCCCGCCCAGCGCCACGCCCCGGCGGCGCCGGTCGACGCGCCGCCGCTGCACATCCGCTGCCGCTGCCGGACCGCCCTCTGGTCCGAGCGGTGGCCGGTACGCGGCGAGTCCCTTCCCGACCTGCTGACACGTCAGGCCCGCGAGGCGGTCGGCAGGGGCTGGTCCCTACCCTCAGAGTCAGGCGCAGCCCGCCTGCGCGCCGCCCGCGCACTGCTCACCTCCGGCGAGCAGCTGCCGCCCGGGGTGGCGTCGGCCGCCCGCCGCGCGCTGCGCGAGGGCCGCTTCCCCTACCGCACGGCCGCCGCGATCTGATCACAGTCGTACCGCGCAGCGCAGCTACCGTCCCGGCCATGACCGCTACCCCCGTGATGGAGGCCGCCGTGGACGCCCCGGTGATCGGTGCACCCGCACCCGCACGACCCAGCATCAGCCAGCCCCCGTGGGCCGTCCTCGGACACCGCGCGGACGGCCGCCCGATCCGCCCGATCGCGGGCGGCGCACCCGACGATGACGACACGGACGTCGATCTCGACGAGGACACCGACCCCGACCCGGAGCCCGACGCCGACCCGGACGAGGACACCGACCCGGACGACACGGACGACACCGAGCCCGGGCCGGCCGCCGCCAAGCCGAAGCCCGGCCCGCGCAAGACCACCACACCCCAACCCGCCGCCGCGGCGGCCGCCGGTGAGGAGTGGACCCCGCCGTCCCGCGACGAGCACGAGCGGATGCGCCGCACCCTGGCCGCCCGCAAGGCCGAGAAGCTCGACCTGCAACGGCAGCTGAACGAACTGCGCGCCAGGACCGCCGAGGCCGAGACCGAGTCGGAGAAGGCCATCCGCGAAGCCGCCGAGCAGGGCGAGAAGAAGTTCAAGGCACCGCTCGTGCGCACCGCCGCCCGGGCCGCGCTCATCCAGGCCGGCGCACTCGCAGCCATCGACCCCTCCGACAAGGAGAAGGGCGAGGCCCGTATCCGCCGACTCCTCAAGCTCGTCGACATGGACGACGTCTCGGTGGACTCCGACACCGGGGAGGTCCTCGGCCTGGAGGACCAGATCGAGGCCATGCAGGCCGACTATCCCGAGCTGTTCGCGAAGCCTGCCCCGGAGCCCCAGAAGCTCAAGCCGCGGCCGACTGCCGCGCCGAAGAACCCGGCACCCGAGAAGCCGAAGCCGAGCTGGGAGCGTCACGCCGCTTCCGCGTTGAGGCAGAGCTGATCACCCGCCGTACCGTCTGACCCAGCCACCCGGTGATCGGGACCGGCTGAACGTCCGCCCGAGGCGCCCGTGATGGGGCCCGAGCCACCACCTCCGCTCACCCCATCACCCGCCCTGGAGGGCACCCCGTGGCACGCAACACTTTCGAACCGTGGATCCCGGAGGAGTTCGGGTCCGATGTCATCACTCGGATCGTCCAGAACTCCGTGGTCGAGGCTGTCGGCTCCCGCATTCCGATGGCCACCAACTCCCGCTCCACGCCGCGCTCGGCGGGCATGGACGTCGATGTCGTCGACAAGGGCGGCGCGTACGGCGAGGACTCCAACACCAACGACGACGTCGTCCTGACGGCGCGTAAGTTCGGCAAGGCCATCCGCATCGCCGAGGAGGACATGGACGACTCGCTCGCCGACATCCTCAAGGTGAAGATGGGCGACTGGAGCACCTCCTACGCCAAGACGCTCGACAACGCGTCCTTCGCGGTCACCGCAGCTCCGGGCACCGGCATCCCGTTCAAGAGCATCTACTACCTGCTCTCGCAGACCGACGCAGGCCTGGGCTACACCGCCAACACGAACATCACGCAGACCGGTTCCGGCGGCGTCACCTACGACAACATCTCGCTGAGCCTGGGCAAGGTCGAAGGCGGCGACTACTTCGATCCGGCCGAGCTCATCGCCGTCGCGCACCCGTCCTTCCGGGCCAAGCTGCGTGGCGTCAAGGACCTCCAGGGCGAACCGATCTTCATCCAGGGTCTCGCCGGAACCCCCGACACGATCTTCGGTCACCAGATCAAGTGGAGCCTCGGCGCGCGGACTTCGGCCACTGCCAAGTCCTCGCCGACCGGCAACCCGCTGATCCTGTGGGTCCACCCGTCGCTGATGCTCCTCGGCGTCCGCTCCGGCCCCGAGAGCATCTTCATCGACGGGAAGGACGGCACCGCCGCACTCACCGACGAGTCGATCCTCAAGATGCGCGCCCGCCGCGCGTTCGCCTACGGCCACCCGGCCGGCGCGGCGATCCTTGAGAACAACAGCGGGTCCTGATGGCGGCCGCCAAGGCTACGGCACAGGCCGGGGCTGAGGCCCCGGCGCCGCCCACCGTCACCGACGACAAGGCCCGCGCCGCGGAGTTCCCAGCGAAGGCCGGGCACCCCGACACCGAGGTCGACAAGCGCTCACCCGACGGCGCCGAAGGCCCCGTGCACGTCAAGGAGTTCGTCCTCCTCGGCCGCGCGGACGACCCGATCTCCGAGAGCACCCACACCGCGAACCGGGCGGCCGCCGCCCACGAAGCGATCCAGCGCGGCCTCCACCCGCACGGCGAGGTCGAGTTCACCGGCGCCACCGACCAGCAAGACGGCCGCTCCGTGACGCTCACCTACCGCGTCCCGGTCGTCCCGTCGTCCACCGACCACAACTCGGCCGACACCACCACCCCCCGCAGCATCCTCACCCAGCAGAGCAAGGGCGACAGCTGATGGTCAGCGCCTGGGCAACCACCGCAACCGTCCTCGACATCACCGGCGTCGAGGCCACGGAACAGCAGGTCGCCCAGGCGCAGGCCGCCATCGAAGTGTGCTCCGGCCGGATCTGGGACGACACCGAACGGCTACGCCGCCGGGACCTGTACTGGCTCGGCCGCGCAGTCGCCTACCAGGCCGCATGGGCAGCAGGCCAGCCCGGCCTCGAAACCCGCATGGACCTCACCTCGCAGACCCAGGATGGCGTCAGCGCCAGCCTCACCGCCGACGCCATCATCCTCGCGCCGATGGCCGCCCGCGCCATCAACCGCTGCTCCTGGCGCAAGTCCCGCACCATCCACGTCCGAAGCCCGTTCGTCGACGGCCGCGGCATCGGCGTCAACCCGCTGCTGGAGTCCACCGACGACCTCCAGACCTGGACCCCGATGCCGGGTGCGCCGTGATCGCAACGACCTGGATCACCGTCCTGCGCGGCACTCAAGAGACCACATTCACCGATGAGATCGACACGTTCACCGAGACCGGCATCGACGCCCTGACCCGCATCCCCGCCAGCCTCATCGAGACGACCCGCACATCCCAGACACCCGTCTCCGGAACACCCCGCGTCGTACGCGCCACCACCGCCCGGATCCGGGCCGGCACCGCCGTCCAGGCCGACGACCAGATCCGTGACGAGCGGACCGGACGCATCTACAGCATCGACCAGATCAACCAGCCCGCAGCCATCGGCATCACAGCCGAACTGCGCCTGGATCTCACCCTCATCAACTGAACGCGGCCGCAAGCCCGGGAAGACCGGGCGGCCCACCTTGACGCCACAGATCCGGAGAGGACGGCGGCGATGACGATCAGGCTCGACCCGAGCGCGGACGCACACCTCGACGCCATCCTCACGCGCGTCCTCGACCGCTGCCTGTCCGACATCGCCGACGACGCCCGCGCGTTCGCCCCCGAGAAGACCGGCGAACTGAAGGCCTCGATCTTCCACCAGACCGACGGCCTCACCGGCATCGTCGGCACGGACTGCCCCTACTGGCGCCCCGTCGAATACGGCTCCGCCGCCCACGACATCCGGCCCCGCCACAAGAAGGCCCTCTTCTGGGAAGGCGCAGCCCACCCCGTCGGCCGCGTCCGCCACCCCGGCACCGCCCCGCACCCCTACCTGCGGCCCGCGCTGCTCCAGCACCGGGAGCTGCGGTGACCACCCTGCTGCGCGCCACCACCGAGCTCGTCGCCCAGGCCTGGCTGCGCGGTGTCCTGGGCGACATCGTGGCGACCACCCTGCCCCGGGACAACGCCTCGTGGATGGCGTCCGGGTTCGTGACCGTCGCCACGGTCGGCGGCTCCGCGAACCCGTATGTCCCGCTGCGGTCCCCGGTCGTGTCCGTGGACTGCTGGGCGGTGCACCCAGGGAGCAACCGTCCGCCGTGGAACAAGGCGACCTCTCTCGCCGAGCGGGTGCAGGCCGCCTGCTGGGACCACGCCGCGACACCGCGCCTCCTCACGCTGCCGGCCAACTACCCGCAGGCCCGTGTCCTCTCCGCGTACTCCACGTACGAGGCGCGCCGTGTCCCCGACGATGCCGCCTCCTACGCCCGGATCAACCTCGGCCTGTCCGTCAACTGGGTCGAGGTGGCGTCGTGAGCAGCCAGCGGTGGGCGCTCCAGGGGGAGGTCAGCCGTGACCTCCTCACGTGGAACGGGCGGGTCATCGTCCACAACAGCCGGGCGGAGTTGGAGTTCCTCACCGCCGGCGCGCGCGTCATCGAGTGCCCTCGCTCCATCCCGCCCGAGCAGACCCTGCCCCTGCGTGCGCACCCGCAGTTCGCCCACCACACCTGGCCCCTGCGACGCGAGGACTACCGATGACCGCCGTCCGCACCACCATCCGCCCCGACCTGGAGGTGGAGGTCTCGCCCGCCGAGCACCTCGACCTCCAGCGTCAGGGCCTGCTCGTCGAGGACCCCTCCGCCTCGGCTGGCATCACCCCCGAGCCCACCCGGGCGAACCCCGCCGCGAGCGCGGCCAAGGAGGACTGACCAGTGAGCGTCACCACCACCAACCTGATCCTCGGCCCGGCGACCCTCTACCAGGGGACGTTCGGGGCAACCGAGCCCGCCGACACCGCCGTCAACTCCACCCCGCAGGCGTCCGCGTGGACAGACATGGGCGGCACCCAGGACGGCGTCACCCTCTCCGTGGACCAGACGTACACCGCCCTGGAGGTCGACCAGGTGGTGGACCGCGTCGGATCCCGGCTGACCAAGCGCGAGCTGACTCTGGAGACGAGCCTCGCGGAGAGCACGCTGGAGAACCTGAGCGTGGTGCTGAACGGCGGCACGGCCGCGACCGGCGCCGGATACAAGTCGTACGAGCCGCTGTTCGCCAGCTCCGCGACACAGCCGAACTACACGGCCCTCCTCTTCGACGGCTGGGGCGCGAACAGCTTCCGGCGCCGCGTCATCCTCCGCCGGACGCTCAGCACCGACGCCGTCGCCATGGCCTACACGAAGGACAAGCAGACCCTCTTCAAGACCAAGTTCAGCGGCCACTACGTCACTTCGTCCATCGCACCGTTCCACGTCGTCGAAGCGACGTCCTGACCCTGCGGCCCGGCGGCACCCGACCGCCGGGCCCGGCCCTCCACCACCTTCCAGGAGCACCCCCATGGCCGCCAACACCCGCACCAGCCCCGCCAAGCGCACCCTTCCCAAGCCCGCAGACGCCCCCAAGCCAGCGGCATCGTTCGAGCCGATCCGCGTCGGCCGCAAGAAGAAGCCGGCAGACGAGGGCGTGCCGCTCTTCTACCTCACCGGCGACGACGGCGAGGAGATCGAGTACCGCATCCCGTCGAAGGTGCCCACCAGCCTCTCCCTGGAGTACCTGCGTCTCGCGCGGACGATGGGCGAGAACGCGGCGGCCCAGCGGATGCTCGAACGGCTCCTCGGCCTTGACGCCTACCTGGCGCTGGAGCAGTCCAACGAGGTCGACGAGGACGACATGGAGAGCATCCTGCAGGCCGTCATCTCGCACGTCGCGGGCCCGGTGGACGAGTCGGGAAAAGGCCGAGCCTGACGTGGACCAGGCCTCTGGGTGAGCGGGTGGCGCAGGTCGGCTGGGTCCTGGATCACCTCGACGACTTGCACGCCGACTTCCGGGTGTTCTACGGCATCGACCTCGATGCCGAGCCGGAGCTGAGCGGCCCGCGGTTCTTCAGCTACGCGCAGCGGGTCGCCGTGTACGGCGGGGTGATTGCGGCCCGGATCGAGGAGGCCCGCGAGGAGCAGCAGCCGGCCGCACCGGTCGCCCGGCCGGCAGTACAGCAGCAATCGGATCGGCAGCACGTGGAGTTGGCGGCGTTCCGGCTCGCATTCCCCGGACTGGTCAGCGTCTCGAAGGTGAGCCCGCAGGAGAAGGTGGAGTAGGTGTCGTTCCGTGTCGCCGAGGGCTTCGTCGAAGTCACGATGGACAAGTCGCGGTATGAGGCTGACCTGGCCCGACTCAAGGGCCAGAAGCTCGACATTCAGGCGCTCGTCAAGCTCGACGACTCCACGGCGCGGGCTCAGCTCGCGGCGCTCGGCCGCAGCGTCGAGATCGCGTTCAAGGCGAAGCTCGATGACGCCCAGCTGCGGGCGCAGCTCGAAGCGGCGGGGAACCGGCTGAAGGTCAAGGTCACGCCGGAGCTGCAGACCAGCACCTACCTGACGCAGCTGACCCGCATCACCCGGGATCAGATCCTGCGGGTCGTCGCGGTCCTCGACGCGAACACGTACCTGACTCAGCTCGCCAGGATCACCCGCGACCAGGTCGTCAACATCCGTGCCGACCTCAACGCCAACGCCTACCTCACGCAGCTGACCCGGATCACCCGCGACCAGCAGATCGACGTACGCGCGAACCTCATCACGGGCGACACGCGGGCCCGCCTCGACGCCCTGACCCGCAACCGCCGTGTCCGCGTGGACGTTGACGCGCAGGGCCTGTCCGGCCTGGCCGGCATGCTCGGCCGAGTCGGGTCCAGCGGCGCCAGCGCGGCCGGGAGCATCGGCATGCTCGGCGGCCGCATGGGCGCGCTCGTCACCGCCGCACTGAGCGCCCTGCCGGCCATCGCCTCGCTGGGGCAGGCCATCATCTCGATGGGCCCGGCGGCGGCCGTTGCTGCTCCGGCGCTGGGTTCGCTGATCGCCATGTTCGGCGCCCTGAAGCTCGGCATGAGCGGGATCGGCGGCGCGTTCAAGCAGGCTTTCGCCCCAGCGGTCGGTGGTGCGGGTGGCGCAACGACCGCCACGCACGCTCTCGCTGACGCCCAGCAGGCCCTGAAGATCGCGATCCGCGATGCGGGCGACGCGAACCGGCACGCGATCCAGCAGGTCGCCGCCGCCGAACGCGACCTCACCGCGGCCCAGCGGCAGGAACGCCAGGCGCAGCTCGACCTCATCAAGGCCCGCAAGGAAGCCAAGGAGCAGCTCGAAGACCTTCAGAACCAGTTGGTGGACGGGGAGCTCGATCACCGGCAGGCGATCCTCGATGTCCAGAAGGCCAAGGAGGAGCTCGACAAGACGCTCGCCGACCCGAACGCGACCGAGGAGCAGAAGCAGGAGGCGCAGCTCGCCTACGACCAGGCCGTGCAGCAGCTCAAGGAGCAGGAGCTCGCGCAGGAGCGGCTCAAGGCGAAGGCCGCCGAGGCGACGAAGGCCGGTGTCGACGGCAACGAGCAGGTAGCGCAAGCGACGCAGGATGTTGCCGACGCGCAGCAGGACGTCCTCGACAAGACGCAGACCCTGGCGGAGGCCCGGATCTCTGCCGACCGGGCGGCGGAGGACGGCGCGATCCGGGTAGCGCAGGCGCAGCAGGCGATCGCGGATGCGATGGCACAGTCAGGGGCCGGCGCGGCCAAGTTCGCGAACGCCATGGCCAAGCTCGCCCCCAGCGCACGGGAGTTCGTGGATGCGGTCATCGCGCTGAAGCCCGCTTGGGACGCGCTGAAGCTGGACGTGCAGCAGGCCCTGTTCGAGGGGCTGGGTAGCAAGCTCACGAGCGTGGCACGGCAGGTGCTGCCGGACCTGCAGACCGGCCTGGTCGGCACGGCCGGGGTGCTCAACAAGATGGCCATGGCCGCGATGGACGCGGTCGACCAGCTGTCGAAGACGGGCACGCTGAAGGCGGCGTTCGCCAGCATCAACGAGGGGCTGAAGCCCCTGCAGCAGGTGCCCGCCAACCTTCTGACGATGTTCGGGACGCTGACGGCTGCGGCCGGGCCCGCCTTCCTGCGGATCACCAGCGCCATCGGCGAAGCGATGGGGAGCTTCACGCAGCGACTGTCCGCGGCGTTCTCCAACGGCAGCCTCACCAACACGATCAACAACGCCCTGAACCTGGCCGTCCAGTTCGCCAAGCTGCTGGGCGACGCGCTCGGCATCGTCGGGAACATCATGAAGGCCGCCGCGGCAGCGGGCGGGGACGCGCTCGGTGTCCTCGGCAGCGTCTTCGCCGAGCTGAAGCGGGTCACGGCCAGCCCGGAGGTCCAGGGCGCGCTGCAGGCCTTGTTCAGGACGCTGAACACCCTGGCGGGCACGGTGGCGCCGCTGGTCGGGCAGGCCCTCATGGCGCTCGGTCCGGTGCTCATGGCGCTCGGCCTGCCAGTGCAGAACCTGATCCAGCAGCTCGGCGCCGCACTCCAGCCGATCATCGCGGCGCTCGCGCCGGTACTGCTGGCCGCTGCCCAGGCGGTCGGTGGCCTGCTGAACGCCATCGCCCCCCTCCTGCCGGTCGCCGGTCAGCTGATCGCCATGCTCGGCCCCGCGATCACCCCGGTCTTTCAAACGTTCACCCAGCTCTTCGCGCAGGCAGCGCCCGTCATCCAGCAGCTGGCGAACGTCCTATCGGCTGTCCTCACGCCCATCCTCGCTCAACTGCCGACGCTGATGGTGCCGCTGATGAACATCTGGCTGCAGCTGAACACGGCGCTTCTGCCGGTCTTCGGTCAGCTCCTGACCGCCCTCGCGCCGTCGCTGATGCAGCTCGGCCAGTCCTTCGTGCAGATCATGATCGCGCTGGCGCCCGTCCTCCAGCAGATCGGCCAGATGATCGCCACGCTGCTGCCGCCGCTGATGCAGCTCCTCGTTCCGATCATCGGCCTGGTCGGCAAGCTGGCCGCCGTGTTCGCAGGCGAGCTCGCCAGGCAGATCACCCAGATCGTGGTGCCCGCGCTGCGGATGGTCAGCCAGCTTCTCAACGGCGACATGCGGGGCGCGTTCAACAGCTTCGGTGACGTCGTCAGCGGAATTCTCCGCATGGTCGTGAGGGAGTTCGTGCTCCTGCCGTACCGGATTCTAGAAGCCCTGGGCGACCTTGGCGGCCTGCTGTGGGACGCCGGGACCCAGGTGATGTCCGGGCTCATCAACGGAATCAAGAGCAAGATCAGCGCCCTGACGAACACCCTCGGCGGCATCACCGACTGGATCAAGGAGCACAAGGGGCCGCCCGAGAAGGACGCCATCCTCCTCACCCCCGCCGGCCAGCTGCTCATGGACGGCCTCATGGCCGGCATCGCTAACCGGATTCCTGATCTGACCGCGCAGCTGCAGGGCGTCACTGCCCAGATCGGCCTGACCCGACTGGGTCCGCAAGTCCCTGGCCTGCTGGCGCCGGGTGCGGTCGTCGCCGGCCCCGGTCAGTCGCTGGGCGGTACTGCGGGTCTGGCTGCCGGTCCTGTTGCAGCCCCTGCAGCGGCGGGTGTGACGATCCAGGCGATCAACATCACCGGCAGCTTCGACCTGTCGTCGGCGGCCGAACGCCGACGGGTCGCGGACGCCCTCGTGGTGGAGATCAAGGAATCGCTGCGTGACTTCGACCGCGGGAGGAGCCGCTGATGACCGGCACATGGGGTACCGTCCAGCTCTCCCGCACGACCCTGCGCGAGACGTTCACCGTCGCCGAAGGGTCCAGCGACGCACGCACCCTGGACCTGGACGGGCAGGAGTCCAACCCGCCGCTCACCCGCAGCGTGCTGGTGGCCCGTCACGACAACATCCTCGCCATGGAGCAGGGCGTGCCGCTGCCTGTGACGTGGACGGACAAGCCGGAGCGCAACGGCTACTACAGCGTCAAGACCGCTGGCGCCGCGCTGCGGGAGTACGTCAACGACACGGTGACGTCCAGCTGGAAGATCGCACTGGAGCGCCTCGGCGCAGCCTCCGAGGTCGACCTGCAGAGCAGGCTCACCGGCGTCGTCCGCCTCAACGACTTCTCCCTGACCGGGGAGACGTGGCACGCCCCGCCGATCGGCCACACCACCTACTACACCGGCGCGACCAGCCCCTCCACCATGACCCGCACGGGTGCTGACGGTGCGATGACCGTGTACCGCAGCATCCCCACCAACGCCTCCCCCCGCTGGGGCTGCGACCCGGCTGCGTACCTTGCCGGCCGGGTCCGGATCAACGACACGCTGGCGGCGACCGGCACTGGCTTCGAGATCGAGGGCACCGAGCAGCCGCTGCCCGTCGCCGCCTGGACGCTCGGAAACGCCCTCGTCAACATCGTGCCCAGCGCCAGCGCTGGGGTCCTGGACGTGCAGGCCTACACGGGCGGCGCCTGGCACTCCAAGCTGTGGAACGTCACAGTGGGCGGCGCCAACGTCGCGGCATGGGACAGCGCCGCAATCCTGCGCAACGACCCGGAGCAGTGCGTGCTGCGGCTCACCGCCCCGCGCTCGCCCGGCCGCGTCACCCTCGACCTCACCCTGCGGCGGGGCTCGCGCACCGTCGAGGGCTACCTGCAGTCCGGCGCGGCCGCGACCCTCGCTGTGTACCTGCGCACCACCGAGACGAACACCTCGGTGGCCGCGTCCGGGTACGTCGTCGCCACCAACAACGACGCCGACGGCAACAAGTTCGCCGCCGGGTCCGCCAGGTCGTTCACCGCGCACGCCAACGGCGGCGTCTCCAAGACCTCGACCGCCACCCTCGACTTCTGGCTCGGCGTCGTCGCCGGCGGCAGCTCCGCCGTGTCCGGCGACGCCGCCACAGACCTACGCAACATGTACATCGGGGCCCTGGCGGAGCAGACCTACACAGTGAGGCGCTGACGTGCCCGTAACCGACGTCCTCACCGCACTCGGCCGCTGGCAGATCGAACTCCTGCCGACAACCCCCCGCGAAGTCCTCGACGCCGTCGCACAGCTCGGGCACGTCGCCATCGTGGCCGGCCGCGTCGACCCACGGACCCACGGCGACAACCTGCTCGCCGCGGCCCGCTACGTCGGGGTCGTCCGGACGAAGGTCCTCGCCGACGACGGCCGCACCCGCACCCCGGGTGACAAGGTCCAGATCGGCGGCGCCAGCATGGCGTTCTGGCTGGGCGATGAGGACGACAAGGGCGCGGTGATCGAGAACGCCACCACGTTCGCGTCCGCCTCCTTCGCAACCGCAGTCCGCGGGCTGCTGCCCGCCTCAGGCGCGGTCACCGAGGGCACCCTGTACTCGGTCACGGGCACGTACTCCGGGACGCACCAGTGGCAGTCCCCCCGCAAGGCGATCCAGTACGTCTGCGACACCATGTCCAGCACGTCGGTGCCGGTGTCGTGGCGGGTGAACGGCAACGGCACCCTCGACGCCGGACCCGAGTCGAACCTGTTCGTCACCACACCCTCGTGCGCGATCGTCAGCCGCGGCGCCGGCCAGGACATGAGCCTCCTCGCCCTGCCCGGCCAGCTGAACCTCGCGACGGACGTGGAGGATTTCACGACGCGTGTCGTGCTGCTGGCGCAGGGCGAGGGCGCGTCCACGGCGACCGGCTCGGCGAACATCAGCCCCGGGCTGAACCCGTACAAGGACATCCACGGCAACACGGTCGCGCTGACGCGCATGGTGTCGGAGTCCGGCACCAGCCAGGTCAACGCCACGATCCGGGCGCAGCTCGCCCTCTCCCAGTTCGTCGCCGCGCACAACGCGCTGACGTTGACCACCGCGGACTACGACGTCGACGGCAGCTTCGCGCCGGGTGACTACGTGTGGGCGTACGACCCGGACAAGGGCCTCGTCGACACGGCGAACGAGATCGTGTTCCGGGGCCTCCGTCTCAACCCGATCAAGCTCCAGGTCACGGAGACGACGTGGCCTGTGACGGACGGGCACACGGTGGCGTACCGGTCCGCCGCCGGTGTGTGGACGGATCTCACGGACTACGTCCAGTTCGAGCAGCAGGGCACGACTCAGGTCGTCGTCGGGGACTTTGAGCGGCAGCTGGCCAACTCCTCGGCAGAGCCGGTTGGGTCCCGGCCGACCGCCGACACCTCGATCCCAGGCGTCCCGACGTTCATCACCCCGTTCTCCGGGGCCGCGTACCTCGACAACAGGGGCTTCACCCGAAGCAAGGTCATCGTCTCCTGGAACGCCCCCAACAACACCGACGGCTCCACGATCCTCGACGGCGACCACTACGAGGTCCGCTACGCCGTCGACACCGACCTCATCTACCCCGCGACGTGGGCGCAGCTCTCCCAAGTCCGGTGGGAAGACCTGCAGGAGTGGCGGCAGCCGTTCGCCGCGCCGACCGGGCACTGGGACATCGCGTACGTCGCCTGGGGCACCACCACCGTGCAGCTGCAGGACCTTGCGCCCGGTGTCGGCTACGACGTGCAGATCCGTGCCGTCGACAAGGCCGGCAACGCCGGGGCGTGGTCCGGGACCACCACCTTCATCGCGACGGCCGACAACATCCCGCCCAGCACGCCCGCGGCCCCGTCCGTGGCCGGCTCGCGGATCGCCCTGCAGATCACGCATACGCTCGGCAAGGCGACGGGCGGCACCTACAACCTGGAGTCGGACCTCCACCATCTGGAGATCCATGTCGAGTACGAGCCGACGTTCACGCCGTCGCCGACCACCCTGAAGGGCAAGGTCTCCGCGACGGCGGGCATGATCCAGGCGCAGATCCCCGTCGTCACCACCGTGCAGGTCGAAGAGACGTCCACCCGGTACGTGCGGGTCGTCGCCGTCGACATCGCGGGCAACAAGTCCGCCCCATCCGTCGCCGCGTCCGCGACCGCGCTGCTGATCGACGATGCGCACATCTCTGACCTGACCGTCACCAAGGTCACCGCCGGCACCATCTCGGCGGACTGGATCGTCGGCGCCCGCATCAAGACCGCCGACACCGGTACCCGCGTCGAACTCAACTCCAGTGGCCTGCAGGCGTACAACGCCAACGGCGACCAGACCGTCAACGTCGCGGCCGCCGATGGCTCGGTCAGCATCATCGGCCAGCTGAAGTCCGGCACGTCCGGCCACCGCATCGAGATCAACCCGACCGCCACGCTCCTGCCCGAGATCCGCATGTACGCCAACAGCGGCTCCAACTACGGTTACCTCAACGCCGTGAGCTTCGGGTCAGACGCCAGCGTCGGCCTCAACTCCGGCACCTTCACCGTCGGCGCGGACACCCTCTTTGAGCGCCTCTACATGACCGAGAACAGCATCCAACTCGCGGTGGTGAAGACCGACCAGAGCCGGTTCGGCGGCTACGTCGCCCTCAACCGAAGCAACGCCAGCATCGGCAACACAGACGGCACCACCGACGCCTTCGTCGCCGTCGGCAGCGACAACCGCATCACCATGGGCGGCAAGTGGGGCAACTACGTCGCGGCCAGCTCCACCGACGCCATCTTCACCGGGTACCAGGACGTCGGCGGCTTCGCGATCTTCAGCTACCTGTACGGCCCGACCATGGCATCGACCATGGCACCACTGGTCACACTCACTGACACCGGAAGCGTCAAGTCCTCGCAGGTCACCGCCAGCAACAGCACCGGCTTCACCGTCTCTCTCAGCGCGACCTCATCGGCCGGCAGCTTCATCGCCTTCTGGGTCTTCCGGGTCTAAGGAGCCTCCATGCAGACCACGTACACGATCGCGGATGTCCAGGCCGTCCGGCTCGGCGACATGGACGCCTTCCGCGTGGTCTTCCGCAGGGACGACGGTCTCCTGCACGGACTTCTCTTCCCGGCCGACACCCTCGCCTGGCGGTCTGCGGAGCTCGGTATCGACCCCGCTGACACCGAGACGCTGCTCGACATCGTCCTCCACGAGCCTTTTGTCACCAGTGATCCACCCGTCGGCGAAGGCTCCCAAGCGCCCGCCCGTGAGCCGCACCTCGCGCGGATCGCCGAGGCAAAGCGCCGCGTCACCATCACCACCCGCCCCGATGGCCCGGCTGATCCGCTCGACGTCATCCGCCGGCACGTCGTCCACCCGGACCGCGTCCGGGACATCCAGCACCGGCTTCGCGGCATCCGGCCGACCGAACCGCCCATCGACGACTCCGCTACCCGCCGCCACAACGACCCGCACTGGACTGCCTGATGTCGACCACCACCACGCGCCTCGGCCTGTACAAGACCGCCTCGGACGGCTCCGAGCTCGTCAACGTCGTCACCGACCTCCTCAACAACCTGGACGCGCTCGACCTCGCTGCGGGCTCGCAGGTCGTCACCTCCTCGACCAGGCCGTCCAGCCCGTTCTCGGGCAAGCACATCCTGGAGTCCGACACCTCCTACCGGTCCTACTTCCACAACGGGACGGCCCCGGCGTCCGGCGGCTGGGTCGAGTACCCGAACAACAGCGGGACGTACGGCGGGCAGGTGTGGGCCAGCCGCGCCACGAACGCCACCACCCTGCGCGTGGCCAACACCTTCGGCGGGGGCAACACCGCGGCCTCCGTCCTCACCGAGCACGCCGCGGCCGCCGGCGTCGCCTACGGCGCCCGCGTCTCCGGCGACAGCCAGGACCGGATCCAGATCCGCGCGGACGGGCGCATCGACCTCGGCCCCGGCTCGGGTGCCCGCGACACCAGCTGGTACCGGTCCGCAGCCGGCGAAATCACCAGCGACGGGGCGTTCCGGCTGCCTTCGACAACCGACGTCAGTCTCAGCTCGACCGGCCACGCGTTCCAGATCGGGCCCAGCTCCGGGCTCAACGTGCGCATGGACAACAACGAGATCCAGGCCGTCAATAACGGGGCGGCGTCAATCCTGCTGCTCCAGGCGGACAGCGGCCCGGCGAGCTTCTTCGGCAACGCCGCTTCACCTACCACCTACACCTTGACCGTCAATGGGAACCTCACGGTCAATGGCGTCGGCCAGGTGCTGTTCGCGAGGAAGACCGCCGACGAATCCGTGACGAGCAGCACGACCCTGCAGGACGACAATCACCTGACCGTTGCCGTCGCGGCCAACGCCGTCTATGAGTTCGAGCTGATGCTCATGGCGCAGACCGCGAACAGCGACGTTGCCGGGGACATCAAGGTTGGGTTCACGTTCCCGTCCGCCGCAACGCTTCACTTCACCGGCACGGGTCCGAACAATGCTGACTTGAGCGGCGCTACGTCGAGCAACTCGAACGGCGAGTGGATTGCCCGTAACGGTGCCACCTCCGGCTCCACCACCATTCCCTACGGCATGTCCGGCATCGCCATCGGCGTCCTCCTCAAGGGCCTTCTCATCACCGGCGCGAACGCGGGGAACCTGCAACTCCAGTGGGCGCAGAACGCGTCGGACCCCGACGCGCTGACGATGCTGACCGGAAGCTGGATGAGGGCCGACCGCGTCGCCTGATCAGTACTCTGCGGGCTGCGCGGGGGGAGACGTCAGGTCGGCGATCTGCCCCCGCAGGGTCGCGTTCTCTTCCTCCAACTGCTGGTTGCGTTCTTCCAGGTCGACGATGGCAATGTCCCTGAGGATGATGTCGTTGAGCATGTTGCCGGCGCGGGCCTGGTAGACGGGGAGCGCCTTGTTCGGGTCGATGGTTGCCATGGTGCTGCCTTCCTTGTGCGGGGTTCAGGTGGCGGCGTCGCCGCGGTCGGGCTGGCCGCTGGTGTTCTGGCCGTGCGCGTTCCAGATCCAGGTCCTGCGCGGGTGGTGGACGATGCGGCCGCCCTGGGCGATGCACTCCACGGTGAACTGGAAGTCCTCGCCGTAGCGCTCGCCGTGGATGCGCGCGCCGGGCGGGGGCTCGCGGAAACCAACGGCCTGCGCGAGCCCCGTGCGGACCAGGGTGGTGATGGTGGTCTGGGTCGGGTGCTCGGGGTCGAAAACCTTCCCGAAGTGCGGCAGCGGGTCGTGGCCGAAGCCGATGGCCTCGTACCAGCTGAAGCAGTAGTCCGCGCCCGTGCGCTCGGCACAGGCCATCAGCTCCGCCAGGTGGTTGGGCTTCATCTGGTCGTCGGAGTCGAGGAACGCCACCCACTCCGTCGTGACCTTCATCAGACCGCGATGGCGGGTCGCGGCGGCGCCGGCCCGGTCGAGGTCCTGCTCGACGACAACGGCTGCCGCAGGCAGGGTCTGCCCGAGCACGCTGCCGACGGCCCGCTTGGTCATGCCGTTGCGGACCCGCGCGGGGTGGGTCGGCAGGACGACGGTGATTCTTCGCTGCATGGTCACTCCTCGGAGATCTCGGCACGGCATCGGGTGAGGGCGAAGTCGAGGAGGCCCATCAGGCGGTGGTAGGGCAGGGAGTCCCCGTCGGGGAGCAGGGTCCCGATCTGGGTCACGCCCCTGCCCTCGTCGTCGATGCGTTGGCAGGCGACAACGATGACCCACTCCGTCGGGAGGCCCTCGAACTCCTCTACTTCCAGGACAGCGTGCAGCGCCGCCTCCAACCGCTCGTAGGCCGCCCGGGCGGTGGGGTTCCGCTCAGCCACGGCCGACCTCCAGAGCCCGGCGCACGCCCTCTTCCAGGCTCACCCGGGGCCGGTAGAACCCGAGCAGCCGGGCCGGGTCGGCGACGCGGTACTGCACTCCGTCCGGAGCGTCGAGGCGGTGCTTCAACTGCGGCCGGTACCCGGCCTCGCGGCACACGATCTCGGCCAGCTCGTCGAAGCTCGTCGCCCGGCCGGTCCCGAGGTTCACCGGGCCGGTCACGTCCTGGTCCACTGCGGCCAGCGTGGCGGCCACGACATCGTCGATGTGGATCCAGTCGCGCACCTGCCGGCCCGAGCCCCAGATCTCGTACGGGTCCTCGCGTCGCAGCGCCCGGCCGATGAACGCCGGGAAGGGGTAGGCCGGTGACTGGCTGGGACCGTACCCGGACATCGGGCGCAGCACGTGCACGCGGCAGCCCTCCGCCTCGGCGTACGGCACGAGCTGCTCGCCGGTGAGCTTCGCGAGCCCGTACGTTGCGTCCGGCCGGCCGGGCCTGGCGAGGTCGATGTCGTCCTCGGTGAGCCGGTGCCCGGAGCCCTCGCCCTGCAGCTCCACCGGGTAGGCCGCAGAGCTGGAGTAGTAGACGGCCCTCGGAGTCTTCGTGGCCGCGAGCCAGCGCATGAACCACGAGTCCAAGGCCAGGTTCGTCGCGACGCCGAGCGGCGAGCCGTCAATGGAGGCGCGGCCGCCCACGATCGCGGCGCAGTGAATCGCCAGCTCGTAGCGGGTGCGGTCACGGCGGAAGAACTCCAGGGCGTCGCCGATGTGCGCGGCCCGCAGGTCACATGTCGTCACGGTGTGGCCGCGCCGGTCCAGCTCGCGGTGGAGGTGGCGGCCGATGAAACCGGCCGAGCCGGTGAGGAGGACTCGCATTGTCAGAACACCTCGACGTCGAACTCGGCGTTGTAGTTGGGCTGTGGCCAGCCGTACGGCTGGGCGGGGCGCCAGCCGCACCGGGACCGGTCCTCTGCGACAGAGGCCGCGATCCGGGCGCAAGACTCCTCGGGCCAGCGGCCCCGTTCCACGGCGGCCGCCGACACCTTGACCGCGGAGCCGTGGACCCCGTCGCCTTTCCAGGTGTGGTTGCGGAAGGGGATGCCGGCCCGGCTGGTCCAGTCGACCGACCAGGACTCCGTCTTGCGGCCGCGGCGCCGCCCAGTGCGGACCTTCTCCAGTTGCAGCTCGACCATGTGGGTGTCGCCCTCGGGCATCGTCACGCGGCCGGGCCTCGGCTGCCCGATCTTGTCGTACTCGTGGCGGACCGGGCCGAGCCACCGGTCGAGGAGGTTGATGACCGTTGAGCCCTGCTGCCAGCGTGGTGTGCTGCGGCTCCACTCGTCGCGCTTGGCCCACAGCTTCCACGACAGCCGGCCGTCGCCGATGTCCAGGCCCGTGACGCGGGAGTCATAGCCGCGCGGGTTGAGGCGGCGTTGGAGCCAGGTGCCGTGGTCTTCGGTGTGGAGGTAGAGGGCGAAGATCGGGTTGATCCGCAGGTGGACGGCGAGGACGTGCTCGCTGCCTGCGTTGCCGACCTTGAGCTCGATGCTGGCGCCGCCGAAGGACTTCCCGAGGATGAGCTGCCCCCCGATGGTTCCGGTAGGGCCGGCGGGCCAGCGGCCGGGGACGGTAGGCGGGATGTACGGCCCGGTGTGCTCGGTCTTGGCGGGTGGTGGGGTGTCGCTGAACGGGCCGGTGTAGCGGGCGCCGATGCTCCACTGCGAGGGGTCGAGGGCGGCTTGGGGGTTGGGGCGGAGGCCGCAGCGGTGGCAGGCGACCCAGCGGGCTGCCCGGTCGCTACTGCCATCGGGCCCGTAGCCGTCGACGACGGGACGGTGCCCGAAGACGCGGCAGAGGAGGATCAGGCGGGGCAGGCCGCCGAGCCAGAAGCTCCGGTTGCTGACGGTCCCGGCCTTGTGGCCGTCCACCTTCTCGTTGTTGAGGGCGTGCCAGCGCAGGCTCACGACCGCTCCCCGAGGATCAACTGGAACTGCCCGACGGTTTCGTGGCGCAGCACGGTGTAGCCGCCCTGTTCGATGAGCGCCCGGTAGCCATCGTGGTCAAACGCCCATGCGTGGCATTCGTCGTGGGACTCCGGAGTCTCGTTCCACGGGCTCGACGCCACCAGGTAGCGGGAGTGCTTGCCGATCCAGCGGACGGCCCTGTGCGGGTCGGCGAGGTGCTCCAAGACCTCGGTGGTCACCGTGGTGAGGCCGAATCGCACGATCGAGGAGTCGGCGCCGAACACATCGAGCGCCTCGGCCCGAACGCCACGCTCTGCCCAGCCTGCCGAGTTGGAGGGCTGGAAGTCGTAGCCCCAGGCGTCGATGTCTCCGAGGTGGCCCAGCAGCGACAGCAACCCGCCGTCACCGCAGCCGAGATCGGAGACCGTGTGGTGCCCGATGGGCTCGCCACTGGTGTTCTTGCGCCAGCACTTCAGCGCCGCTGCGTTAACCAACTCGGCGGCCATCTCCAGCCGGGGTCGGTGCACGGGCTGTTCGAGGTGCGGGGCCCGCTCACGGTGCTCGTGGAACTCAGGCGTGGAGACGTGCGGCACGTCGTCCGTGAAGAGCTTCCACTCGGTCACGACGCAGTCCCCTCGATGGCAGCCACAACAGCGGCAGCCAGGGGCGCGACCCACTCCGCGTACTCGCTCTCGGGGTCGACCTCGTTCAGCCCGTAGTCCCAGAAGTCGAAGGCTCGGATCGCCTGCTCGGCGGCAGTCTGCTTGTTCTTGTTGCCCTTAGCCACGCTGGTACTCCTTGATCTGCTGGACCCAGCGGCCCAGACCGTTGGCCCGCCATGCCTCGAACACGGCTCGGTCGGTGTCCATGAGCTCGTCGGTGTTGCACTCGGCGTAGCCCTGATCCCATGCGGCGTGGCCAGCGATGGGGTGGCAGTGCTCGACCACCACGTCGGGCAGGTAGGTGATGGCGTCGAGGGCCCGGCCGAGGGCGAGCCACGAGTTGTCGATCCACAGGTGGGTCAGGCCGGGCGGGATCATGTGGCCGGCCGCCAGGATGATGTCCGACGTCATCGCGACCTGCGTGGGCAGGTTCGGGCCCTGGATGAGGTCGTTGCCGTACACGATCCCCGTGCCGAGCTGGTCGAGCGCCTCGATGTATCGGGTATCCCAGCCAACCGTGCGCGGCCGGTGGTCATCCCCTTGGAAGCCCACGGCCTTGGACCGCCCGGCCTGGTACGGCGCGACCATGTTCAGCGTCCCGCCCAGGCGCAGCCGTGGCCCGATGAGCAGCAGGAAGCGCGGGTCACCGGCTGCCCAGCTGTGGCGCTGCTCGTAGCTCGGCAGGTACGGGTCGTCGTCGTCGACCACGGCGAGCAGCACGGTGTCCGCCGTGCACGTCTCCTTGAAGGCGAGCCACAGCGCCCAGAGGTTGTCTGGCCGGCCCCGGGTCGGCACGATGATGGTCAGGTCAGACACGGTTCTCCCCTCAAAGCCACACGACAGCAGCCGTGTTGATCAGCAGGTGGATGGTGTTGTCCGCGATGATCAGAAGCCAGACCGCCAGCCACGCCGGAGTCTCGACCGGGTAACCCGTGCCAGAGCACTCACGCCACGGACGCCGGTACTCCTTAGCGCCCATCAGGTTCTTCGCCCAGCAGACATGGCGGGCGAGCCGGTAATGGTCGATGAGCGCGTGCGTTACCACGATCACTGCCAACGCGGGGATCGATCTGGTGACCGCGATGTACGGGAGACCGTAGGTGAGGGCATGGGCCCAGGCGGGCCACCACCGTTTGGTCTTCTCGTTGGCCATCCAGTGGCTCTGCAAGAGGTAGTCCCCGCAGAGGTGCGCCAGCAGAATCCCGAGTACCGCTCCGCCTGTCATCCCTCGATCACCTTCGCCCACGCCCCGACGTTGCCCTCGACCGTCCAGTCGGCGGCCTGGCGGCGGCCAGCGGCGCCCATCTCCTCGCGCATGGCCCGGTCGTTGACGAGCTCGCGCAGGTATCGGCCCCACTCGTGGTCGTGCTTGACGAGGAAGCCGGTTTCGCCGTGGCGCACGAACTCGGCGTAGGGCCCGTAGTCGGATGCGACGACCGGGATGCCGAGCGCTGCCGCTTCGAGGGGGCGCAGTGCTGACTTGCTGGCGTTGAAGACGTGCGGGCGCAGCGGGGCGAGCATCACGTCGTAGTCGATGCGGCGCCAGTACTCGGGGACGGACTGCGTCCATTCGGTGAACCGGACCCGGTCGCTGATGCCCCAGTCCTTGGCGTAGTTGGTGCCCATGAGGTGCAGCTCGGTGTGCGGGTTGCGCTCCATGATGCGCCGCAGGTGGGTGCCGATCTGGGTGATGTCCATCTGGTGGGTGGAGGATCCGCCCCAGCCGATCGTCACGGTGTCGTCGCCGCTGCTGGGCCGCTCGTGGTCGAGCAGCCACGCCGGCAGGTAGTTGGGGATGACGTGGATCGGCGCGGCGGTGTGCTGGCGGACGACAGAGGCGAGTGCCTCGGTGGAGACGGTGACGGCGTCGGCGACTGCCAGGTTCGTCAGCAGGTTGGCGCGGATGTGCGGCTGGCTGAAGAAGGCGTGCGCCCGGGTGTTGCTGGGGTCGATGTCGAGGAGGTCATCGTCCAGCTCGTAGATCAGCCGCGGGCGTCGGGATGCGCGGGCGGTGTTCTGCCACAGCAGAGTCGGCCCGGGGTTGCAGGTCCGCTGCGCGATGACCGTCTTGAACAGGTCCGGGTCGATGAGAAGTTCACCCTGCCGGCCCTTGGGGATGCGGTCGGAGTAGCCGGAGGCGACACCGTGCCGGGCGAGCTCGCCCAGGGGGACCTCGATGCGCAGGTGCCCGCATCCGTTGCGGTCGGCGAGCCAGCCGAAGACGTCACGCTGGGTCTGGGGAACGGTGCTGCCCATTGCTGGGTCCTCCGGAGCGGGCTGTAGCGGGCTGGCGGCGGGGCCCGTGCCCGCTACAGACCGGGCCCCGCGTGGCGGCCGGGCCCTCGGAGGCCGGTCGCGGGCCAGACCCTAGGCGCGGTCCTTCGCAGCGGTGGAAATGCAGGTCAGAGGGCATGGCCGCATCACGAGCGATCGTGTGGGGCTGGTGAGTCTGGGGGTGCGGGCCCGGTGCGCTGGTGAGCGCCGAGCCGGGATGGAGGGTCACGGATCACGGCGCTGACCTGCACCGGGCCCGTGCCGACATCGACCCTCTGGAGTCCCCGCATGGCAGGACCAGCTCAGGACGCGGACCACCCCGAATCATCCACGGCCGCGGGCGTGGCACTCAACAGACCACATTCACCGGGCATCTGTCTCGGCCGCCACGTCGACCACGACCCGCGCTCCCTCGCGTACGCGCACGGCGTGCTCCCCAAGTCGGCCATCAAGGACGCCAACTGGACCCGCCGCATCCCCGTCCTGAACCAGGGCAACCTCGGCTCCTGCACGGCCAACGCCGCCACCGGCGCGCTCGGCACGGACTCCGCCGGGCGCACCGCCACCACCACGGTGACCATCAGCCCAGCCGGCGCGGCCGCCTCCCGCGGCTACTTCACCGCAGGCGAGCACCAGCTCGACGAGCAGTTCGCCGTCGCCCTGTACAGCCTGGCGACGCGCCTCGACAGCTTCCCCGGGGCCTACCCGCCGCAGGACACCGGATCATCCGGCCTCGGCGCCGCGAAGGCACTGAAGGCGCTCGGCCTCGCGACCGGCTACAGCCACGCGTTCTCCCTCCAGGCGCTCGCGTCCGCGCTGCAGACCGGCCCGGTCATCATCGGCATCCCCTGGCGCCGCTCGATGTTCACCCCGGCCGCCGACGGCCGCATCCCCGTCGACCAGGCCTCCGGTGTCGCGGGCGGGCACGAGGTGGAGATCGTCGCGTACGACGCGCACCTGGACGAGTACTGGGTCACCAACAGCTGGGGCGAGAGCTGGGGGAGCGCAGGCCGCGCCTACCTCACCGCGGCGGACCTTCGCTGGCTGCTCTCCCAGCACGGCGACGTCACCGTGCCCGCCTGGGCGCCCGCAACACCCGCACCAACTCCGGGCCCGGCGCCGCACATCCCAGCCGAGGTACAGCTCGCGACTGCAGCCCGCGCGTGGCTCGCCGACAGGGGCCTGTGACATGGCCACCGGAGTCGACTACGCGTGGGACCACCCCGGCGGCGCCGCCCTCCAAGCTGTCGGGGCTACCTTCGCAGCCCGCTACCTCAGCCACGACACCAGCAAGGCCATCACCCGGGCCGAGGCCGACGACCTCGCCGCGCACGGCATCTGGCTGGTCGTCGTCTTCGAGGACAGCGCCCAACGCCCGCTCGCCGGCCGGGCGGCAGGCGTCGCCGACGCCCAGCTCGCCGTCGCCCAGGCCTGGGCCGCGGGCATCCCCGCCGGCCGACCGATCTACTTCGCCGCGGACTTCGACGTCACCGCCGACCAGCAGGGCGCCATCAACGACTACCTACAGGGCGCGGCCTCCGTGCTGGGCGTCGACCGGGTCGGCGTGTACGGCGGGTACCGCACGGTGCAGCGCGCCCTGGACGCCGGAGTATGCCGGTGGGCGTGGCAGGCCGACGCCTGGTCCGGCGGCCAGTGGGACGCCCGGGCGCACATCCGCCAGACCGACGGCACCACCACCATCAACGCCGTCGAATGCGACTGGAACACCGCCATGACTGCCGACTACGGCCAGTGGATGCCCGGCGTCAGCCCGGCTACCCCCAACGTGGCGCAGCCCCCGGCAGGCCGACGGCGACTCGACGAAGAGGTGAGGTAGCCGTGACCCTGACCGGCCCGCAGAAGATCCCCGGAGCGCTCCTCGACCTGTTCTTCGGCGACGGCCAGTACTCCGGCGCCGGCATGGAGGCCAACTGCGGTGTCCTGCACACCACCGAGGGCCCGACGCTCTACGACTACGACTCCGGTGCGAAGGCGCCGCAGGTCACAGGCGTCCCCGACATGGCCGGACGCCGGATCGTCTGGCACCAGCACTTCGGCGTCGACGAGTCCGCCCGCGCCCTGGTCAACGCCCCCGGCGGCGTCCAGACCAACATGGCCAACTGCTTCCAGATCGAGCTCGTGGGCACCTGCGACACGGACAACGCCCAGACGTGGAGCCTCGGATCGAAGACGCTGCACGCCGGCGTCGACTACATCTACTGGCCGGACGCCCCTCACTGGGCGCTCGCCGAAGTCGCCTGGCTGCTGCGCTGGCTGTCCGACCAGCACGGCATCCCGCTGACCTCCGGCCTGCGCTTCGAGGCGTACCCGGCCAGCTCCGGCGCGAACAACGGCGTCCGCATGACCTTCGACCAGTGGACGAGCTTCACCGGCTGGTGCGGCCACATGCATGTCCCCGAGAACACCCACGGCGACCCCGGGGACATCGACATCACCCAGCTCCTGGCACTCGCCACCGGCACCCCCAACCCCTCCCCGGCGCCCGCCAGCGGCCGCCGGCGACTCGACGAAGAAGTGAGGTAGAGCGCATGGCTCTTGTGATCGGCGAGGTCAAGCCCGGATTCGCCACCGGCCCGAACGGCGCCCCAAACCCCGCCCTGACCGGCAACGCCACCCTGCTGGTCCTCCCGCCCGTCTGGGACAGCAGCCCCGAGATCGGCTGGGGCCGAGTCTTCTACGGCTTCGGATCCGACTTCGGCAACGCCAAGCTCCGCGTCGCGATCCACAACTCCAACGCCAAGGGCGGCTGGCGGATCAACATCATCGACGTCCCCTCGGACGGCGCTGTCACCCGCATCGACGCGTGGGCAGGCGACGACAAGATCAGCATCTGCCGCGTCCCCCGCACCGCCGACGACAAGGCCGACTCCATCCCCGTCGGCTACCGCATCGAAGCCGTCCTCAAGCCCTGACCCAACACGAGTGGCGCCAACCTCGCCCCCACCGCCCCACCACCCACTGATCAGGAGACATCATGCGCATCCTCGGCAGAGAGCCCGCCCTCCTCCTCGCACTGGTAGCCGTCGTCGTCAAAACCGGTGCCGCGTTCGGACTGCACGTCAGCACCGACCAGCAGGCAGCGATCAACGCAGCAGCCGCCGCCCTGGTCGGCCTGATCGTCGCCTTCATGGCACACGACGGCGTAGCCGCCGCCATCCTCGGCGCAGCACAGGCGCTCCTCGCGCTCGCTGTCGGGCTCGGCCTGCACTGGTCCGCCGACCAGCAGGCCGTCACCATGTCTCTGATCGCCGTCCTGATCAGCATGTTCGTCCGAACCCAGATCACTGCGCCCGTCCCTCCACCGCTGTTGTCCGCCGGCCCCGCTGCCAACTCCGCCAGCACGGAGCGCTGAGTGAGCGCCGCTGCGGCCCCGCCTGTTGCCACCGCCGGGCCGCACGGCGCTCAGAGACCACATGTCGACTCGATCGGGGGGAGGGTGAATTGGCTGACGATGATCTGACAGTGGGTGAACTCGGGCGGATGGTGGGGGCGCTCCGCACGGACCTCCAGCAGATGATCGCCGGGATCAACTCTCGCCTCGACCGGGTCGTCTCCACCGACGTCTACACCCTCCAGTCAGCCCACGTTGACCAGCGGATCGCGGACCTCGTCCGTGAGGTTCAGGTCACACGGTCCGACCTCAAGGCATTGGAGGACGCGTTGGAGGCGTACAAGCTGGCCGAAGCTGCCCGCCGCGAACGAGAACGCCAGGCCCGGCTCTACCAGATGATCGTGCCGGTCCTGCTCGCCCTTCTCTCCGCAGCGGTCGCAATCTGGGCGGCGACCACCTCATGACCGAACGCCGCAGCGTCCTGCGCGCAGAGACACTCGTGCTCATCACCGCAGTCGTCACGCTCCATTTCGTCGCCTGCCGCGCCGTATAGGTCGTCCAGCTCAGCGCGGAGCTGCGTGACGCCAACCTCGCGCGCGACATCCTGGCCCGCCAGGTCCAACAGCTCGGCCATCCCCGATGGCCGGCCCACCCGGCACCTGCGGCGACTCGGGCCTCGCCGGACCACCAAGACCCGAAGGCCGTAGGGGCCAGCGGAAATGCCCGGTCGCGACGCGTCCACCCCGACCCCGGTACCGGGCCCGTCCGGACCTGCTGGCGAGGCTTCGGCACGGCCTCTTCTACGAGCCCCCACCTACGTGCCGATCACGCCCCCGATGCTCCTTCGGAAGCTTCGGTAGCGCGCCGGCTAACTGCGTTCGCGGAGCACGAGGTAGGCCGCCGCCACGACCTTGCAGTCCGTCGGTGTTCCGGCGCGGGTCGAGCCGTTGAGCTGCGCGAGGACGCTGTATTCCGTCTCCCCGGTGACCCCGTTCTTGCGGAGGTCTTCCAGCGCGGCGTAGGTGAGGCCGGCAAGCTCGGCCTGGTCCTGGGTGCAGTTGGGGGACCACAGGTTGAGGAGCTGCTGGTAGTCGGCAGCCGGTCGGTTGCCGCCGTCGAGGGCGGCGAGTTTCTGCGCCGGGGTGGGGTCCGGCGTGGCGGGCTCCTGGTCATCGCTGAGCAGGCTGCAGCCCGCTCCGCCGATGATGACTGCGGCGATAAGCCCGAGACAGCCAACGAGGGGCGTGGGGGTGGCGCTGGGTTGCTGCTGGCTGGCCATGTCGCTGTCCTCTGCTCGCGGTGAGACGGCACAGAGTGGCAGCGGCCGCCGGTGGAACGCTCCGGAGTTGCCGAGTCGTTACGCCAAAACGCTCCCGCCTGTTCAACAGGCGGGAGCGCTCAGGCGATCAGGCCGCAGCAATGACAGGCCGCGCCCGCTCGTTGAGGTCGGCGACGAGGCGGTGCTGACCGACGGGCTGCATAGGCCGCTGCAGATCGACGACGGCCTCGACCGCCCGGCTGGACTTCACCTTGCCCGCGCCGCAGGCCGGCCGCGTACTCGCTCGCCGCAGTGTCGGCCGCCAGGGCGGCACGCTGCAGGTCGACCAGCTCCGCGGGAAGTTCGAGGGCTTTCGCCACCCCCACATCGTACGGCCCGCATGTGACAAGATCCTCAGCCACCACCCCATGGCGAGAGGCAGCACCTTGAGCGAGTGGACCGTCCACGGCAGCCGCACCATCTACACCAGCCCCTGGGTCGAGCTCGACCTCGTCGACGTCGAACCGCCGGGCCAACCTCGCTACGAACACCACCTCGTGAAGTGGGCGCCGGTCGCAGCAACCGTCGTCCTCAACCAGCGTGACGCGGTGCTGATGATGTGGCGCCACCGCTTCGCCACCGACACCTGGAACTGGGAGATCCCCTCCGGCATCGTCGAGGACGGCGAGTCATTGGAGGCCGCCGCCGTACGGGAAGTCGAGGAAGAGACCGGCTGGCGCGTCACCGACGTGCAGCCGCTTGCCTACAACCAGCCCGTCGGCGGCATGAGCAACGCCGAGCACCATGTCTTCCTCGCCCGCGACGCCCAGTACATCGCCCCGCCGGTCGATACCCACGAGGCTGACCGCATCGAGTGGATCCCCCTGGACCGCATCCAGGGCATGATCGACCGGCGGGAGATCGTCGCAGGCGTCGCCGTCACCGGCCTCCTGCAGCTCCTCGCCCGCTGGCCCTAGATGATCTAGTCCAAGGGGTCAGTGATCGTAGGCGATCAGTGAGCGTAGGACGGTTTGTCCGGTGGCGTCGTTGTGCCAGATCGCGGCGGTCAGCGCGAGGATGCGTTGCATGACGCGGGCTATGACACCTCCGGGTGTGCGCCCTCGGTGCCGTTCGAGGTCAAGCTGTCCCTTGAAGGTCTCGTTGATCGATTCGATGACCTGTCGCAGCGGCTTGAACAGGGCTGCGCCAGGCCGTTCCCGTTCACGATCTTGGACACCCTCGTTCTCGTCTCCGCAGGCACCCCTTGGACCACACCACCAGGAGGAACCAGTGTCATACCCGCAACTGCTCACCCCCGAGGAGAGGCTCGCCGACGCGAAGAAGCTGTTGAGCCTCCCGCGTATCGTCGTGATCTGCGGCTCCACCCGCTTCATGACCGAGATGAACGAGGCCGATCTGCGGGAGACCAAAGCCGGAAAGATTATCGTCAAACCGGGCTGTGACATGAAGTCGCCGCACGAACTTTGGTCCGATCCTGTCGAGGCCGAGGCGCTGAAGGCTCGACTCGACGATCTGCACCGGGCGAAGATCCGGCTCGCTGATGAGGTGCTCGTAGTCGGCGACTACATCGGAGACAGCACCCGAGCCGAAATCGCCTACGCCCGGTCGCTGGGCAAGCCCGTGCGGTTCACGCACCCCGAAGTCGACCCTGACGCCTGACCGCCCGCTGCCACCTCGACAACCAGGGCCGACAGCCCGCCGCCTGACCGTCTCGTGGTGGCTTCGGCCGCCGCCCACCCCACACCCTCCGCAGGCATCCCTTGGAATTGATCATCTAGGCGGGCAGCGCAGGCACCGACGCCGCAATCGCCTCACGCAGATCCCGCACTGCGGGCATCCGAACCGCCCGCGCCGGGATGGCCGCCGCGACCTCCCGGGCCCGCGAGACGACGATGCCCGTCCGATGCTCGGCCGGGAGCATCTCCAGCGTCTGCACGGCAACCTGCGCGGCCGTCGCGACCTCGCCCACGTGGATGAGCCCGGCGGTCTGGTCCAGGGCGATCAGCGCGCGGTCGAGGTGCTCGATGGGGGCGTACATCGTCAGCGCCTCATCAAGAGCAGCCTGCGCGCGGCGGGTATCGCCGAGCACGGTGTGCATGCTGCCGATGTGCCAGCGCATCTGACGCTCCGTATAGCCGTACGCAGTGTCGCTCTTCTGGTCGGCGCCGAGGCGGGCGAAAGCACGCTCAGCGATCTGCATCGCCTGCCGGGCGTCGTCGGCCCGTCCGAGCCTCGCGAGCGAACGCGCCTCCAACGCTGGCGCCCACGCTGCAGTAGCGCACGCGGTGTTGCCCGCCACGAGGCGGGCGCGCTCCGCCAGGTCGGCCGCGGCCTGCGGCGACCCGAAGTAGAACGGGATCACAGCCTCCCGCGCCAGCAGCCACGCGCGGAGCGCCCGGTCGCCGGTCTCCTCTGCGGCGAGCTGGGCGCACCGGAACCACGAGCGGGCCTCACGCTGCTCGCCCAACGCGACGAGAGCCATGCCCGCAGTGCCGGCCAGCTGCGCGGCGACGTGGCACAGGCGGGTCCGGTAGTCGGCGGCCTGGCGGCGGGCGAGGAGCTGCTGCACCTCGACGAAGTCCAGCACCGACTCGGCGAGGAGCTGCCCGGGTGGGCTCATCTGGTAGGCGTGGCCGTACTCGACGGCGGACCGTTCCCACTGCTCCATCGTCATCTCGCTGAGCGTTTCGTTCAGCGTCTCGGCCATGGTCTCGCGTACGTCGGCGAGCGCGTTCAGCGCCGGGGCGGACAGGTGCAGACCGGCGCCGGTCAGGAGGGTGCGGAGTAGGGTCCGCCGCTCGGCGGTCTCCTCGCGGGACGCTGGGGCGTCATCCGGTGGCGGGGTTGCGCGCGTGGGCCTGACCGGGGCGTCGGGTGTGGTGCCCGGGGTGTAGTCCGTAGCGAAGCCGAGCCGGTCGGGGCGCGTCTCGTACAGCTGGCACAGCCCGTCGAGGTGCCCCTCCCCGGGGCGGGTGCTGCCGTTCTCCCACGCGGACAGTTGTTGCACCGTCAGTCGGCCCCGGACGGCCGCGTATGCGGTCACTGCGGCGTCCAGCGTCCACCCTTGAGCGAGCCGGTAAGCCTGCAGCCGCGAGATACCGCACTCGGTAGTGATCTGGTGAGCGAGCTGCCAGGGCGTCCAGCCGTCGAGCGCTGCCTGCTGGCGGAGCCGGTCGGCGACAGGCCGGGGATTCGGACGGGCCATGGGCGGGCTCCAGCATCGCGGGCGGAGGGTGCTCTCCCACCGTAGCCGGGCCTGGACTACCCGGGTGACGGCTTTCACGGGCCCGCCGTGATGAACCGACAGTCCGTCATGTGCGGGCCGTGAAGCCGTACCAGTTTCACGAGTTCCTCGTCATTGCCCCCTCATCCCAGCCTGGCCGATGCTCTGCCCATGACGATCAGCACCTCACCCAGTACGACTCTGGTCGAGTTCAGGCCGCTGGTCGGACAGTCACGGAGAATCCATGTCAACGGCGAGCAGCTGCACGGCCGCAGATGCGTTGACTGCAACGGCGCCGACGGCAAGCTCGTGCCTGCTGGGCACGTCTACACGGACGCAGGCGAAGGCGCCTCGCCGTACGGGTGGCCCGTCGTGGTGCACTCCGAGCACCTGGCGGCCGGCCAGTGAGCGCCGACGGACGGTACATCCCCGAACAGCTGCCCGAGCGTCCCCGGGATGGCAAGCGCCCCTTGCCCGGCCTGTGGGTGATCCGGGACACGAAGACGGGGAAGCTGGTCCTCGACAGCATCGGGGAGCTCGATCTGTACAGCACGGAAGACGGCGCCAACGGGTGGATCCGCGGCAACAAGTACTTGTCGGAGGTCGGCTGTGGCCGCCCCTGAGCCCGAGCTGACGTACGGCTACTGCATTCACTGCGGGGACTACGCGTACGGCCGGTACCGGTGGCCGATCAACGACCGCGCCGAAGCCATCGACCAGCACCAGGGATGCCCGTCAATCGTCCTGGAAGAGGCGCGTGAGGGGGCACGCTGAGAGCGCGGGAAACGCGCACGAGCGCGTCCAGTGACGGGCTATTGGATCCGAGCTCGGTGCGGTAGATGGTGTGCCGATCGATCCCGGCCTGCTGGCCGAGTCGCTCCTGGGAAATCCCTTTGCAGCACGGAGGCACCTGATGCGGCGCCCGACCTATCGTCGTTCGTCGAGTACCCAAGCTGGTTGATCGGTCGGCATCTAACCAACCTGGACCTGATCGAATGTCTGCCGCAAATATGAGGCAGATGGCCAGGGACTGGCCCATCGGGGGGATCACTACCGGAGAGCAGCTTGACGACGAGACAACACGCCTTCACAGCGGCCGACAACGTCGACTCTGCGCCATCGCGTCGAGCAGCGGGCGTGCGGTGACTGCCGATCCATGGGAAGAGGTCGAGGCCGCCATCGAAGACCTCCGAGACGCGCTCGCGCGTATCGACGTCACGCTGCCGGGGCTGGTCATCGATGTGCCGAGCGTGATGGCAGGACACCCACTCGTGAACCTCGGAAGCGCCAACGCAACCGTCGTCAAGAAGATCGCGGCTGCCGTACGAGGAAGCTCGATGTGAGCATCGTGGTCAGGAGCGCACCAGGAACGACGAACCCCCTCGCTGAGCTATCGCTCTGCGAGGGGGTCATCTCGGTCTACGGCTTTTGCTGCACGAACAGGCCGCGCCCGATAAGTATCTCCAGGTATGCATTGAGCTCCTGCCGGGCCTGCTCGGACATCTCGCCGTCGCGAATCTGCCAGATGAACTCACGCTCCGCCTCCACCGGATTGCACGTTCGGCCACGGGGCATCGCCTCCTCGGTGACGAAGACGTACCTGGCCTCCGCTACGCCTGTCGGAAGGTCGTCCGGGGGGCGGAGCCTATCGATCTCGGGATCCCAATTCTGAAGCCACATCATCTGGTTGAAGAACTCTGCGTGGAATGCGTTCAGCTGCTCGCAGCACAGCTCGCTCAGGTGTCCCTCGGCGAACCAGCCAATCAGTTCGCCTTCCCGCTCGATAAGGTGGTAGGCCTTGCCCGGCGGAAGATCCTTGGCTGGTCTGATCTCGTAGAGAAAACGCTCGATAGGTACGAGTGACATGTGAACCCCCTCTGGGCAGCGTGCCGGCACGATGCGGCTCGCCCGGTTGAGCACGCCCCGGGCGGATCATCAGAATCCCACGTCACACGGCAGCTCACCAGTATCCACAGAAATCTGACGCTGCGTAATATTTACTGGTCATGAGCCTGACTAAGGCTTCTCGACGGACTGGATATCGTGATGAGTCCAGACGTCGCGCGCTAGCCGCTGCATTCGCTCCCAAAACGCGAAGTCCCTGGACAACTGCTCGGGCGAGACACCTTCCGCGGCCTTGAAGACCATCACTACCTCCACCCCACCGTCACCCCCCGGAGAGGCACTGATGACGTCGGAATCTACGACCCTGCCACTGCCGAGCGCCCACTTGGCACGCTCGGAAAGCCCAGCAGGAAGCTCCCCCGTGGGTACGGGGATTGTGGACCTGAGGGCCGGCTCCGGACGCGGGTCGCCGCCCGCAAGTACATCCTCAACACAGTCCTCGGCCCAGCCCAGGGCGCGGGCGACACCGCGATGCGTCGGCTGAACCTTCAGATACTTCCGACTTCCTCGTTCCAGTGTCTTGATCGTGGACAAGCCTACGCCGACGGCTGTCGCCAGCTCGTTCTGCGTCATGCCGGCGTCCTGGCGCGCAACGGCGACTGCGCGTCCGAGCCTGGCCCAGTCTTGCTCCATGCGGGCCATCATGCCGCATACATCCCCCGGACGGGATAGCTCCACCGTCAAACTTGAGACCTCCCCAAGGTTCCGAAGTCCGAGAGTTGACCCCCACGCGTCAATCCTGGCCCGAAAGGGCGAGCTCCCAGCCCTACCGGCGGCTAAAGGGGTTGAGACTTGACCCTAACCATGGTTACCTGAGCGCGCGATACCGGACGGCTCGCCACTCGGCCTCGCGTCCGTTGCCTGGCCCTCACCCCACATCTGAGGAGCCCCATGCCTACACCTGCCGACCATGTTCGCGAAGTCGAACGGCTGATCGCCAAGGCCGCCTGCCTCGCCGACTCCCTGGACCCGACGGGTTGGCTCAGCGCGACCCTGGCCAGAGCCCAAACCCACCTCGCGCTCGCCGCCTCTGCAGCGCCGACTGCCGCTTCCGTCACACCTGAGCGCTCGACCGCCCCCGGCCCCAGCCGGGAGTGCCTCCTCCACGCCACCCGCACCACAGACACCGACCTCGACCACGAGCTGGCTTGCCTCCTTGAGGACATGCGGCCCGCTGGACAACAGGACGACGGCGAGCTCGGCGCACTGCCCGGGTGACCAACGGAGAGCAAGTTGACGACGAGACAGCACAGCTTCGTGCCAGCGGCCAGCGTCGGCACCGCATCAGCACGTCCAGCGCTATCAGCCGATCCCTGGGCAGAAATCGAGACCGCCATCGAGGACCTACGTGACGCGCTTGAGAGCATCGACGCCGCCCTGCCAGGGCTGGTCATCGATCTGCCGAGCGTGATGGCAGGGCATCCTCTCGTGAACCTCGGAAGCGCCAACGCGACCGCCCTCAAGAAGATCGCAGCCGCCCTCCGGCAAAGCCAGAAGTGAAGACCCGCTCAGGCACCGCCAGCATCCTTCCAGCGACAGGCCAGTTCGAAGAGCGTCTGGGCATCGAACAACGCCTTCAGCTCAGCGATGGCCTCCGCCATGGCTCGCGGGCGGATCTCAAGCCGGCGGGCGATCTGCTGCTGGCTCTCACCAGCGGCCAGCCCACGCAGGATGGCAACCTTCCGCCCGTCGAGGCGCGCAGGGCAGTTTCCCACGTCGCCCCACGGGGTCGCGCGCTTCCAGTCCTGCTCGAACTTCCGGGCAACGAAGCCTGCGACCCCGGGGTCGTTCACCACGTAGGCGACGGTCTCGGCCGAGTCCGTGAGGATCCCGTCCCCCGGGATCACTGCGATTCGGCGGTCAATGATGATCATTCGCTCGAAGTGCTCATCCAGGGTCCGGATCTCGGCGCCGGCCGCGGTCATCACGTCAACGAAGTCGTCCATCGCAGCGCCCGTACGCGCGTGCTCGTGGTAGAGCGTGTGCATGGTGACGCCTCGACGAAGTGCGGCGAGGTCCCGACCAACGGCCTCCCGAATGATCTCGGGGCGTCGTGGGCCGCCCGGCTGACACACCAGCAACTCGGAACCGCATCCGCCCAGGATCTGCTCAAGCCGCCAGTTGATCGCCTCCGAGCCGCGGTAGTACTCGATTAGGCCCGCGGTCTCTGCTGCCCGGTGGTCGAAGGAGTACCTCAGCGGCCTGAGCGCCTCGGAGACGGCAGACGCCTGCTCAAGCATCGCCGCCGCACCGGAGAAGAGCGAGGCCTCCCATCGGGCGCCGACATATTGCGGATCCACGAGCACGAAGCCCTGTGCGGGATCATCCCGGATCAGACCAAGGTTCCGAAGGAGCCGCACGGCCTCCTCGTCACCGTCGCTCGGCTGGGTCCCGGTCGTCGCCATACGGGCGTACAGCTCTCTGGCCTCATCGCTGATGACGGCATGCGGCGGGGGCACCGTTGGCCCGACCAC